TTACGAGGAGAAACCGGACCAGTCTGCGGCGGTACAGGTTCCGGTGTCGGCGCTGGCGTTGGTGTCGGTTCTGGTATTGGTGCGGGCGTCGGCTCCGGTGTCGGCGCTGGCTTGCCCTGCGCTCTCGCACGAGCAGCGGCTTTCGCTTCACGGCTCTTACGATTAACTTCTAACCGACGAGCGTAATCAGCATCAGATTCGCCCGGTCGTCTCGGCGCTTGAGTCGCCGTATTCACTGTCGGCGGTTGAGTAACCCGATCGCTCAATACGTTTGGTCTCGCTGCTTCCGAACCGGGTAACGGCGGGAAGTCATCAATGTTAGGCGGTCCCGAAGTTGGCTCCAACCGGAACGGATCACCGGGGCTATTAGAACCCAACGCTCGTGGTGACTGTTTGCCCGTATTCAAGCGCATAGTGCAACGACAATTCGGGTGCGCTGGCGGCGTTTTAACTTCGCCGATACCTGTGGAAAACTTTCCCATCAACGGAACGGTCTTACCCTGCAACCTAGAACATATTTGGCAGACGTCCATCGGCGACGCACTCCAAGTTTTAGTTGCTTTGTTTTTGTCGATCAAACCTTTATTCGCTGCCTGTTCCCAAGACTGCTGGCGTCCTTCTTCCGCTGCTCGGATAATTTCGGTACGGGCGATAGTGCGTGCTCGGGCTCGTCGTAGTTTTTCGGCGTACGCTTCGGTCTTCTTCTTTACTTCTTCTACTGCTTTAGTTCCAGTGATACCTCGTTTAGCGAGATCAGCAGCAACCGTATTGGCTCGGTTCCAGACTGCTTGTTCATATCCAAGCGTTAACCCGTTGACGTTGGCTCCGATAGTCGCCGCTGTAATACGGCCAAACTCGGAACCTGTACCGATATCCATTAGCGCATCTCGTAACGCTGAACTCGTCGCTGCTCGTGTTGCGCCTTGAGACATTGATTGCCCGACGACTTGACGCATCACGGCTCGTTGCTCGTTAGCCATGTTCGTGATTAATTGCCCTGACTCGTTGCGTGCGTAGTTCAAGGCGTCTTGACTGTTTACATCAAACCGGAATCCGGCAGCGATACTGACGGGCGTCGGTTCGGTTGCTTTGCCGAAGATCTGCGAGAACTGCTCTACGAGCATCTTGGATAAGTCAAGGGCTTCTGTGGTACCGCTGGCTACTAATTGCCGGAGAAGAATATCTGTGATCTCTGGTTGAACCTTACGCAAAGAATCTGTAACGACGCTGAGGTATTGCGTTCCGTCGTTGTCGCCGTTGATTACGCTGAGATACGCCGACTCCGGTATATCGCTAAAGCCTTGAAGAATTACTTTGAATAATTGTTCTTCAAGCCCGGTGAGACGGTTGCTGGCAATAGCCCGATGAGACGGCTGAACCGCTTCTCGTGTTTTGCTTACCGGGATCGCAGCAGTTTTGAATAAGTGTTTGCCGTTGATCGGCATAACTAGACTTCTTCTGCCGAGCCTTGCGGTAACCCTGCGATACCCTTGAGATAGTTTTCTAGTTCCGTATCGGGGAACAGCGGTGCGCCGGCTTGGGCGAGCGACGTTACAAACTTACTGATCGCATCAAGATCAATGTTCTTTGGCGGGGTGTAAGTCAGGATCGGCGACAAAGAAGAATCCACTCCGTTCAAGCGCATCAGTCTTGGGATTGCGTGGCTGTTGAAAGTCTCGGCGATATTGGACAGATAAGCCGTGAGCGAAGTTAAGAACAACTCTACTTTTGAAACAGATAGCGATTGCGTACCGACGCCTTCGTGACCAAGCAACATGAAGTCCGCTAGAACCGTCATCGTGATTCGCTGGTCGTACCGGGTGATGATTGCGTCAGTATCGAACTGACGTCGTCCTCCGGTGCTTAGAAGTTTGAGATCATAAGCGAGCATCTTCGTATCGGGATCGTACGCCAACGGGAAGACGATGCCTTCTTGCTCGTCACGCTTAATGTTTCTAACGATCTGCTTGATTGCGTTCAACGCTGCTTTCTCGTCGGCGGTAGCGTTGTTAGACAGCAATTGCGGTGGCACATAAGCGACGGGCATACCAGCGAGGTCTCGTTCAATGCCGATTGCTTCTATCTCTTGGATACGCTTCTTGTAGTACCACGGCAAAAATGCGTTACGTAGAATTGAACGCCCTTGGGGGTTATTCATTTTTGTTGTTGTGCGGAACAGTAAGCACTTCTCCATCGGCAAGAAGACGAGTCCTCTGTCGCTAGACGGGTCCATCTGGTAAGCGCCTTTGATTCCACCGGATTCATCAAAGTCCCAGCGGTCAATGGTGTCTTGTGCTCGGATAGGAAGTTTGCGCCAACCGATACGACCATCGTTATATTTTGATCGTCCTGCTGCGTCGTCGGAATCGCCTCTGCGATACTTGTAAACGATCTCGTGCAACGAAAAGCCGTAGACGAGGAAAGTTAAAATACCGGAGAGAGTGTCGTCCCACGAGGTACTCATGTCGTTAATGCACGACGATACGAACGCTGCTTCTTCTACTGCCTGCTCGTTATTATTGTCTGAAGGTAATACCGACCAGTCAACCGAACGAACGATCATCTCAATTGCGCCGAGCATTGCACCAACGACCGGATCGTTGTCTGACATTTCTCTGAAGTTTGCGAAGGCTTGCTTGCCTCGCATCTGCCTTAGGAAGTCTTCGTTGACGATGCCGCCGGATTGAACGAGACCTGATGAACCTACTTCCATGAAGTCCGTTGAAGACTTTGCTTTAGCCGTACGAGTCGGCGTAGTTCTTCCGGTTTGGTTCACACTGCCCATAGTAGTCGCCTTAATCGTTGTTTCGTTGGTGGTATCACATTGAGGTTTGGTTTGGTTGTAACCATTGTTCTGCGACGTTCTTAGCGACGAACTCCATCATCTTCGGTGGGACGCTCATACCCATCAGGTACTCAGCCATTTTTAATGAATTGAAATGGTAGTCCGACGGGAAAGAACTGATTGCGATCATCTCTTCTTTGCAAAGCATTCTCGGCTCGGTCCAATGGTAAAGCATACTGCACGCAGGCATCGTTGCTGACGGCTTATTAACGTTCAGACGAACGTGATTAAACCAGCCGTCGATGTTTGCCATTTTCCTTCTGGCTGCTGTGAAGTTCGCACCGGGTTGCGTGTTGAACCAAAGTTCCTGTCTCATTTTGGTAAGTGCTGGCATATGCGAGGCGTCGTACTTAATTCCTTCAAGACTTTCTTTAAGTGTTAACGGCTTATCGTTTGGCTTTAAGGTAAGCGGTTGCAAATTAAGATCGTTCCGGTAACCGATAATAAATATGCGTTCTCGTGCTTGAGGCACTCCGCAGTACGCAGCGTTAACAAGAAAGATCTGCGCTGTGTAACCGATCTCTTTGAGTCGTTCCATAATAAGCCTGACATAGCCTTTGGCTGAACTAAAGATCATGCCCTTAACGTTTTCTGCGATAACGACTTTAGGTTTGAGCCGTTCTACAACGTCAAGATAATCAAAAAACAAGTCATCTAACACTTGAGCGGCTTGACCCTCTCTGAAAAACTTCTTTTTCCCCCAGTCTTTTTCTCGATGACCTGACATAGAAAACGTAGAGCACGGCGGCGAGCCGTCTAAAACATCTAGGTCAAACAATTCCGGTGGTAAGTCCATCGTGAGCAGGTCTTTAATCGGCGCAAGGATATACAACGGCGGGTGCAGGTTCGCTTCATAGTGTTGCTGCATTACCGGATCTATATCGTTCGCACCGACGACTGTGTAGCCTGCTCGTTTGTATCCCATTGAAGAACCGCCGCCACAAGAGAACGTTGAAAATACTTTCAAGCCGTTCTTCGGCATTGAGTCAAGGTCACTCAAGAACCATTGGTGAGGGTTCTGTTTATTCATCGTCGTATTCAAAGCCGCACTTCGGGCACTTGTGAGCCATGTCCCAAGCCTCGTGGTTTACTTCGTGCGTGCTGTCTTGCCGGATCACCGGCTCGGTCTTACGCAAAAGGTTTGTGAGTGCTGCGTCGTCGAACAACGTTCCTTCAAACCCGGTCGGCGTTTCTTTAAGGATCTTCAACAGTTCCGATAACTTGTCGTCGTTGTATGAGGCGAGGTCGTTAGTCCGGTTGTCGGCGAGCAAGATGCGTAAACCTTGATCGTCGTCACAGTCAATGTAAGTAACGGCGATCTTGGACCAGCCGAGAAGACGAGCGGCTTCAAGAGTGTGGTTGCCAGCGAGAACATGTTTTGTTGAACGCTGAACAACGATCGGGCGGTACTGTCCGTGAGCCGTTAGCGAATCCATGATCGCTGTGACGTTGCCTTCACGAACGTTCTTCGGGTGCGTAACGAAAGTTTTAATGTCTTCGGCGTACGCTGCTAGTTCTTCTCTGATCATGTTTCTGTCTCCGTAGTTGAGGGTAGTGCTCTTAGCATACTCATTGAACGCCCATCAAAACGCTTTATCGCTACTGGAAGATTATTGGCAACGATGCCGATCTTGTTTGTCGGGGCTACGACGGCCAGCAGGTCGTTCTCTTCTTGATTCCAATATCCGACTTCTTCTAATGCTTGAACCGTTGGGAAGACGTCGGCGTGCCTGTGTTGCTCTCTATTAATTAGGTGGTCTTGTTTACCGCCGTACGAGAAAACGATTCTCATATTGATCGGAATGTCTTTACGTTCAAGAATCATTGCGACTTCTTTTGTGTACGCATAGAACAAAACTTGAGGTACTTTGCGGGCGATGCTCGTCCATCTGTCTAGGTACTCGTTTGAGTAGAAGTCTCCTGCGTCGTGGATACGCACCGCCTTGCCACCGGATTGAACCCAACCTTTAAGCCAAGCATCTTTAGGATCGTATGGTAGGTCGTGTGGTTTACCTGTATATCGCATTCGTTTGTGTCGTACTTCAGTAAGCATCTGTGCTTCCCATTGGTCGCCGTCGTACAATAAGTATTCAAGGTTTTGAATGTGTCGGGCTTTGACGTTGCTGAAGTTGTACGTTCCGAACTTGGCGTAACAAACACGACCACACGAGCCAGCGTTCGGGCAACAGTTGAATCGTTCTCCGGTGGTGAGCGTAACGACGTGAGCGGGGATAGTCCAGTTCCAAACGCCGACTCGTTTGAGTTCGCTGTTCTGTGTGAGTAGTCGGGCTGGTGCTGTGATCATGAAACTCTCCATTGGGATACTTGCGTTAACGATATTGGTGATACGACCGGAGCACTCTTACCGCCGTCAATCATGAGATCTGTTAACGCCCATACGAGAGCGTCTAAGCGGTCCGGTGAATCCGATAAGTCTGGTACCCAACCGCACAACTGATCTTCAAGAATTGTTAGCGAGCCGGCGTGACTGACTCTTCCCTGTTCGTAAAGCGCTGCGATAGGTTCGGCTCTGGTTCGTTTGCCTCGGCTGGCGTGAACGAGTTTTACCGGAACATTCCGGTCAACGGTAAACAAAGTATGTCTGACCATGTCGCCGCCTTGGTTTGATTCAGCGACGATCCGATCAGCGTTGTGCCGATGGTAAGCCGTGACCGCTGCTCTTCCCCATTCATCGGGTGAGCCTCGTAATGAAACGTCTTCAAGGATATATCCCCGATCGTCTGCGCCTAAGCCAGCGACGATGATTCCGGTTTCGTTGCTGGTAGTTCTGCTGGTTGTTGCCGGGTCAATAGCCACGACGATTCTCTTCATCGGTGGTGTCTTGATCGCTCGGGCTTTATCAATATCGGTTCTCTGCCATAGCGAACCTTCAAGATCGTCTAAGACTTCGGCGTGTAGTTCCTGTCGTCCTAGCGTCGTGCCTTCGTAACGCCGACGCATTTCTTCAATGAACGCCGGCGCTAGGTTCGCTGTGTTCTCGTAGGTTGAACCTCGTGTAATCACCACGCTTCCGTCGGTGGTGCTAATCAGTTTTCTGACGACGTCTACCGGGCGAGGCGTGGTTGTTACTACTACTCTCGGGTGGTCTCCGATTCTAAGTCCGAGCATTAACTGGTCCCAAGCATCTGAGTATCTCCACGCTGCTAACTCGTCAGCCCAAGCCAATTCGTGGTTCGGTCCTCGTAGTCTGTCGGGCTCGTCTGCTGAGTAGGTGCTTGCGCTGGCTCCGTTGAAGAAAGTGATACGTCGTTTTGACGGCTCGTATCTCGGGCGCTGATCGGGCGGGAAGACTCTGAGCAAACCGGATTCGCCTTCAATCATCGTGTCTCGGGCGTCAGCGGCGGTTGCGCCGACGAGAGCGATATGACGGGCTCGCCCGGCGACGACCTGCTCCCGAATGAACTCGGCTCCCGTTCGGGTCTTTCCGAATCCACGCCCGGCGAGGATCAGCCAGACTCGCCAGTTGCCTTCAGGGGTTGTTTGTTTGCGCCTACGCCACACCGACCAGTCGTAAAGCATTTCCCGTTGCTGGTTCGGCGTGAGATCGCCTATGAGCGTTTTAAGCGCCTCTGGTGTGAGGTCAGCCAGTTGCTCGGCAAGACTGCGTTCATCGGGAACGTTCATATTCTCGCTGGATCTCCAAGATTGGTTTGGGCGGGTATTTCGTCGCTTTGGGTCTTCGGGGCGGTCTGGGGCGGTTTTAACGCTGCCTGAGACTGAACTGGCCGTGATCGGTCACCGGCTGAGATCACTGCCCCATTATCTTTTCCTGTAACGCTAAAGCCGGATCGTCTATCAGCCCGAGCCGTTCGGCTTCGCTGGTAACTTCGGCTTCAATTAACTCGGGTCGATTCACGGTAGCCAGCGACGCAAGACGTTCCATAAGCAACTGACCAACGTCGGTTTGGACTGCGCCGCCATCGGGTCCGGTGATCTCCACGCCAACCTTGGCATCAAGCCCGAACAGATCAGCACGACGCTTCTCAATCAGCAGAACATTCCGAACCTGATCTAAGTCTCCGGTCAACACAGCCGCCATACATTTGTTCACAAGAATGTCAAGACGCTCAGCCTGAATAATCCGCTGCTCCCGAGCAGGTTCACGCACCGCCCGATTCAACGCTGCTTGAACGGCTTTCCAAGCACCGGAACGATTAGCGTATTTCAACCGATCAGCGATTGCGTCGTACGAGTAACCGAGGTTACGCATCTGTAAAGCCGTTATCTGTTTGGTTGCTGCTTCAGTATTCGCCGGGACCATTGTTTCTCTCCATACGTTTCTTGGCGTGTTTCCTGTTTTGAGGTTAGCAGGTGTCGCCTATTGTTGTGTGGTGTTGTTATAGACTTCTGTGGGTGCGTGACGACGACGTTAGTTTGATGTTTAAGTGTGAGCCTGCTGGTGTGTGGGTTGAGTCTGCTTTGTGTCGTGGTTCGGACTTGAATATGTTTTTTCCGGTTGCGGGGAATCGTCCGTTGCAGGCTATTGCTATTTGTGAGTTGTGTCCTGTGCGTGTGGACTGTGCTGAGTATGCTTTTGATACGCATCAGCATTGGGGTGTGTGGGGTGGCTTGACTGAGCGTCAGCGTTTTTCGGTGAAGAAGGCTCGGCGTTCGGGTGTTGTTCACCCGTTGGACCCGGTTCTTTTTAATAAGCCTTGAAGACTTATACGGTGTAGGTGTAGTCGTATTTCCGATCGTGGATCTTGTTTAATCGGATTCGTTTGTTTCGTAGCGCACCGATGTGGTGACGGGCTGCGGCGAGTGTTGTGAAGGCGAACGCTTCTGTGGGTGTCTCGTCGCTTGTTTTGTGTACTGCGAGCCATGCCGAGGACTTGGCTGTTGAGCGAGTGACTTGCCAATAGTGTTGCGTGTTCATCTCTTTAACTGTAGCAGTCTGATGCCGTTAGCCGTTGTTGCTTTCGTTTAACTGCGATTGCGTGGCGCTGATTCTTTGACGGGCTATTTGTACGTAGTCTTCGTTGAGTTCTATTCCGACGAAGTTTCTGTTGTGTCGTAGTGCGACAACGCCGACTGTTCCCGATCCGGTGAACGGGTCTAGTACGAGATCGTTCTCTTTCGTTGAGGCGAGTACGCAAGGTTCAACGAGTGCTTCAGGCATTACAGCGAAGTGAGCGCCTCGGAATGGTTTGGTGTTGATCGTCCAGACGCTGCGCTTGTTTCGTAGGCCGTCTTGTCTTGTGAGGTTGCTTGTAACGCCTTTGCCGTGAACAACTCGTTGTGTGCCGTTGCGTGTCTCGTGCCCGACGATGACGTTGCCTGCTGTGGCTCCGGCTGCTTTGCGTTCTTGCCATGTCGCACCGGGTTTTGTTTTTGCTTCTTCGGCTATCGCTTTGTCGTTGAAGTAATACTTACGAGACTTGGTAAGCATGAACAGATACTCGTGCGATCTTGTGCATCTATCGTTTACCGACTCTGGCATCGGATTCGGTTTAGCCCAGACAATGTCTTGCCGGAGAATCCAGCCGTCGTCTTGTAAAGCGAAAGCAACTCTCCAAGGTACGCCGAGAATGTTTTTGTCTTTGCCGTAACTGTCTCCGAGGTTTAACCAAAGCACTCCGGTGTCGGAGAGAACTCTTTTGACTTCCCGAAAGACTGCGACTATTTCAGCGACGTACTCTGAGCAGGTTGTTTCTAAACCGATCTGATCTGCTTTGCCGTAATCTCTCAGCCCCCAATAAGGCGGTGAGGTTACGCAGCATTGAATTGTTTGGTCGGCGATATCGACGAGACGAGAACGAACATCTCCAATTAGCAAAGTTGCTTCGCTCATCGGTTGAGTTCTCTGTATTCAATGTTTGCTTGTCGTGTTGTTTCGTTGCAGTCGGTGTGTCTTAGTTCGCAGTAACAGTCATAGTAAGGGAATTGCGTTAAGCATTTATCGCAGACAGTAACGAAACTGAAATAACTAAAACCTTCTGGCCGAGGCGTATCACAGCAATACGATTCAGGAAACAAGAACCTCACGGGTTTTCCTCGTAACTAACCTGTTCGTGGTAAGTCTTATGCACGACGCAACGAGCGCAAGGGCTTATCGGATTCCGGTGGTAGTGGTCGTAGTCGTCGTGTTCTACGTATACGAGATCGTCGGCGATCTTACGCCAAGTCATTAACGACGTCTCAAGCGTTTTGATTCTTGCTTGTGCTTGTTCAAGCATGACAAGCAACGTCTCCGGATAAGCAATTAATTCTTTAAGGTCTTTCATGATTGTTCTCCTGTGGATAAGTAATGAAGAGTGATAGCGATACGCTCACGAGCAAGCGATAGTGAACCTCTCGCAAGATCAGCATCTAATTCTTTAAGTATTTCGTTTAGCAACCGGGCGCTGACATTTGGTTTGTACGCTTCAGTCTTACGCTGATTGACATACTTCGGAAGAATATAAACCTGACTTCGTGACCGGCGTTCGGTAAGACGACAGATAATTCCTTGCTTGTGCAGCGTTGAAAGCACACCGGATATAGCACCGTGATGCAGGTTTAATTCTTCTCCGAGTTCGTTCCATGTTGCGCCGTGACGCCAGCGCCGATCAAGAGCATCTAGAACGGCTTGTTGACGTTTAGATGTTGTACCGTCGGTGTCTTGGCGCTCTGCTCGTTCACGGCTCGTCGTTGAACCGGACCAGCCTGAAGTGTTTGCGTACGGCGTAATCGGTTCTGTAATCTCTACGAGTTGATCAAACAAAGTCATGTCACTCATTGTCTTTGTCTCCGTAGTGTTCTATGTACAAGAACGTACCGTCAGGTCGCTTCTCTATGATGTTTTCTTCGGGGATAACTTGAACAGCCTCAAACGCTGAGTATCCTTCTTCCCTAAGTAATTCATCGATGAGATCAAGACATTCGCCGTCTGTAAAGTCTTCGCCGTCTAATCTCATGATCGCAATAATTTCGTTGACGAGTTCGTCTTTGGTTAAGTTCATTGCGCTATCCATTCGTTGTTGATAAACGCTTCGGCGTACATAAACATTTTGCTGTTCGGCGTAATGTCTGCGCCGTTAATCGTTAAGTAATGCAGCCGATCGTCTTTGTAACAGATAGCGAGCACCAAGGCTTTAACTCTCGTTGTATCGTGACCCGGCGTTTCAAGTTTTAACTGAAGCCTGAGCATTGGTGTGGTTTGTATTTGCCATGTTTCATTCATGTTGTTTCTCCTGTTGTTTGAAAAAGTTTGTTGATGTGTTTTGCGATCCACGCTGCGACCGGTGCGACGACTCCATTTCCACATTGCTTATAGCGATGAGAGTCTGATTGCTTATTTCCGGCGGCTGTCCATTTAGTGTGATCGTCGGGCCAGCCCATAAGTCTTTCGCATTCCATCGGGGTAAGGCGTCGGATAGCAACACCTATTTCCGTTTCGTTTGGTTGACCGACGGCGTGAGGACCGCTAGCGAGAAGTGTGTTTGTAACCGGCGTATTAGAAACAGTAGAGTTATACGTTCCGTTTGTTCCTTGATTAAAAGCACTACGATCTATGAAGAACGTTTCTTGTGCGATGAAGTCGCTGCTATCTCTGCCGATACGCAAAGTCCGGTGGATTCCTGAGTCGTCAAGTTTCTGGTTATAGCCGTCGTACGATAACGGCTCAGCAAGCATCGGAACATTGTTTCCTCCGGTACCCATATTCTGAGTAAGCGTTTGCGATATCTCAGATATCCTGATGCTCTCGTTACGCTTAGCGTCAAACAGATACGGCGCTTCAAGAACTATGTTCTCACTACCGCCACCCTGAGTTCCACCGGCTGCACGAATCATAGAAACACGATCTTCCGTATACGTAGCGAAACTACCTTCAGCGAATAGCGTTTGTTCTACCTGAAGTAAGCCAAGCGAAACGGCTTGATTGCTTGTCTGCCCCTTCATCAAGTCTGAACAAGTCAGGGCTCCGACGGTGTCTCCGCTAGAATCTTCAACGCTGCTAGAAGTTTCGGCGGTAACGTTTTGTTTCTGTTGCTTGCCCTTCTTAGAATCCCGACTGCTGCTTTCTTTGACAGGTAATAGCATGGCTGGACTTCTGCCGGCGGTTGCAGGATCGAACTGAGCGATGACGAATACTCTCCGTCGTCGCTGGGGCACTCCAAAGTGCTGAGCATCGAGGACGGACCATTGTATGTCCACCGCCCCGCATTCTGCCAGCGTGTCAAGGACTTCCCCGAAGTCGGCTCCACCATTAGAAGTGAGGGCACCGCAAACGTTTTCCCATACGACGACTCTTGGAAGAGGGCCAGTTGCTCGTTCTCTTGTTGCATAACGCATCTCCTTAATTATTCTGGTTGCTTCGTAAAACATTGATGAACGTCCACCGTCTAATCCGGCTCGCTTACCTGCGACTGATAAGTCTTGGCAGGGTGAACCGAAAGTGAGTACGTCGCATGGTGGAACTTCTGCGCCGTTAACTTCTTGAACGTCGGTCCACTTCGGAACCGACGGCCAGTGCTTACGCAAGATGCTTTGACAATGCTTATCCCATTCAACTTGGAATACGCAGTCAAAGTATTTGTCAAACCCAAGATCCATTCCGCCGACGCCGGAAAAGAGTGAACCGTAAGTGAGTCTGCTCATGCGCTGACCTGCTCGTCTATCGGCGATCCTAAGAAACACTCGTCGCAAAGGTTGTCTTCAACTTCGTGCGATACCTGCTGACACTGTTCGCAAGTAAATGTTTTTTTCAGGTCTGCCCATACGGCTTCGGCGACGAACTTCGGAAGACGCTTCCCGGTGTACGTTGAATAAGACTCGCTGGTCTGTGCGTACTTAGTGAAAGTAACAATGTCTTTCTTGTCGGCACCACGAGTGCTGCCTAAGTAGGTGACCGTATATTTAGCCCACGACTTATCCGATACTAAATGGTTCTCAACGAAGTACCACTTAGATGTTCCGACTTGTTTGAGCGAGTGACGCATGATCTGAGTTTCGTTCATGACTCTTCTCCTGTTCCGTTTTGTTGTTTGTAGGCCAGAATTAAAAGATCTAGGCGAGCGTGAAGTTCGTCAAGTGCTTCTATGTTCCGGTTGTTTTCTATGTTGAAAATGTCTTGCCGGATATCTTCAACTGTTTCTAGAGTGTCGTCTTCGCCCCATGAGCAAAGATGGAACTCGTCTTCTAGATCGGCGATCCGGTCCGCAAGTATTTCTATGCTGCTCATGATCGTCCTAACGCTTCGCAGGTTTCGCACGAGTCGTCGTGGCAAGCGATACCGCCATCAACGAAACCTTGTTTCATGTAATCAAGTAAGTCCCGATAGGCGTCGTTGACATTGTTGTCAAAGTAAGCCGTCAGACTATGGCTATCGGTGATCCATGTTCTTGCGTCGTGAAAGACTTTGCTTGCGACAATGAAGTGCGATCCGGCGTGGGTATAAAGTTCGCAGTCGTTTGCGTCGCAAAGTTCTAAGACTTGATCTCGTAGGCTTTTCATTTCACTTACCTTCCGTTTCTAGTTTGTGCCAGTTTCCGAACTGGTCCATAAAGTTTCCGTACCGGATAAGTTTTTTCTGCAATACGACTTTTTGTTTTTGAGAAGTTGGTTCTTTGTAAAGTAAGCCAAGTTCTTCGTAAGCCTTCAATCGGTCAAAAGTTATTTGAGCAGAACGAACGATCCCGACGAAGTCTTTGCCGTAAACACTTACTCCAGATTCTGCGTAGTGCTTTGCGTCGCTTAGCAAGTCATGGAACGCCGACTGCGTAACTTCAATTGTTAATTGCGTTTTCGTTTCTTTAACGATTACGCCGCCGATATTCGCACGACTAATGTGATCGGCGTAAAACGCTTTGGGGATAACGACTGTTGTTACGTTCATCACTTCACCTTACGAGTTGTGGCGTAGCGGATAAGTGTGTTCATTTCTGCGGCTTGAGCGATTACCTTCGCATACGTTGAGTTGATGGGTCCACTCGCACTTGCTGAATCTGCGATCCGGTTTGCAGTATCGGCGACTCTACCTTCATCTATGTTTTTGATTAGTTCCTGCGCACGACGAACGATCTCTTCAAGATTATTGCGTATGTCGTACTCAAGTCGTAGAAGTTGCACTCCGGCGTACTCATTATTCGGGGTGATATTGTTGGCTGCCAGTGTCTCCAAGACTTTGGCTTCGTATCCGTACATGATGATTCCCTTTCGTTGGGTACGCTCTTGCGTACGAGAATTATCGTATCCCAGATAAGGGGTACTTGTACAGTCTTTCTTTAAGTTTTTCCAAAATATATCCCTGATCTCGTGTTATGCCACCGGGTCTACGCTTTTGGGCTTCGCCGGGCGACGCAAATATCCCTTCCGGAATACGTAACCGTCGGCGTAATACCTCGCTCGGAGACGGCGCTGTCTATCCGCAGCCGCCTTAAGGCACTCTGAACATTTACAGCCGCGCTGATACGACGCAAACGTTCCACAAGGTTTAAGGATTCTCATTCGCTATCGGCTTTGTGAATCTCGTTCCAAATAGTTTGGTTAGTAATACCGAGAGCAACAGCGATCTTCGCTTGAGCGACGCCTTCTTCTTTCCACGCTTTGCGAATAAGTTTTCGACGTTCGGTATTGATGCGCATAATTTCTGCTTCGTGCCAACGCATCTTGTCTGTTATTTCTTTTGCTTGTTCTAATGAACTCATATCAACCTCCGGCTGCTCTGACGTTCGCACAGATTGTGCGTAACGCATCTAATCTTGACCGTAAACCGATCAAGGCTTGTTGTGTTGCTTTCTCTCTCGCTTCAAGTATTTTCCATAACCGGAAGTCTTCTTGAGCATGGAGATGAGCCACGGCTTCTTTAGTAGCAATCGGTATTTTGGTGGTTTGGTTTACCATTGACCGGGCTTGCTTGTATTTGTATTCGGATTCTGCTTCAGCACGATGGTCCGATAACTTTTTCAGAGAATCAATTTCTGTTTCTATTGCGTCGCAGATCTTGAGCATCTGAGTTTCTAGATCTATTTGTGTAATGGCTTGAGTGCTCATCAGTTTTCTTTCACGATTAATCGCAAGCCGTTTCTGCCAGCGATATCTACCGGGTAAAAAGTTATTGACAGCAAGTGATCGGGATCATCGTCGGCGATTACGCCGGCGTCAACGATTCCGTCTATCGCTGCTTTGACTGTTGGATAACACGCACCGACGTCAGGTCTCGACTTCTTGTTGATCGCTAACGGGATTACGAGAACCGATATCTGATTCAGCACCGGGACTTGTGCTTGCTTCGTTAGATAGAACCAGCGTTCCCGAGTTTCCTTGACTATCTTCGCTCGCTTGTGATAGTGCCAAGTTCGTTCTGAGTTCGTCGTCCACGGCTTCGTCTTGTCTTCTATTATCCATTGACGAGTCACGACTCTTAGTATACTTGTTCTCGTACGCATGAACAAGTAGTCGGAGAGACGTCGCTGACGCCGGGTTGTGGTGAATCCAGTCATGGCAAGCCCGACAAACCACCACCATATTTTCCGGATCGGTGATGCTGCCACCCCGTGCTCGTGTCAACGGCTCGTGGATATCTACGCCGATTCTTTGACAGCGATGCTTCTGGTCCGCTGTGGCGATCAAAGCACCCGCTTCACACATATTCCTATGCGAAGTCACTTCGGCGATGATACGGCGACGCTGAGCGTTCTCTCGTGCTCGTTTAGCCGATACCCGGCGAATAGGTTTACGAGGTTTCATTAATTCAATTCCTTTAACGCCGAGACCGGAACTGAGATCGCTTCTATTACCAGCGTATGAATCGTTTTTGCGTAAGCCTTGAGATACGCGGCTTTAAGCGGTTCTATTCTCGTTGAGTTACAGACTTCATAAAAGCCACCGACTTTCCGCAACGTATCCGAAACTAATTGATGCGAGAAGATCGGCTGATCGTAACGGCCAACCGATACGACTTGCCCGACTATTTCCTGCCACGCTTCTTCAGCCGTCGGTGGAAGACCACCGGGTAAAGAATTAAGGATCGCTCGTTCTCTGAGTTCGGCGATAGTGGGAAACCATTTGTTGGTGATAATCGTGACTTTGGCTGCTGCTTCTAAAGCATCGTCGTCTAAGTCTTTTAACGCTTCAACATAAAGTCTGATCGTCGGATCCGGTAAGTCTTTCATATACGCTGCGGTGAGAATCGCCAGCACATTAATTACGCCGTTCTTACTCATCGTCTTCTTCCATAATCGCTTTTAATTTATGCCACGCTTGCGGAAGTTTTTCTTGTGTCTGTCCTCGTTCGCAGTCACGAAAGAACTCTAAGCGTTCGGCGTTACGAAGAATCAGGGTGACGTCGTTGTATACCTTGCGCTGCGAATTATCACCGGAATGAAACGCCGACTTCTTCCAACCGTTAACGGCATCTGTAACTTCGTCTAACGAATAATTTGATAACGCCCATTCAATTGCTTTGCGTCGCTTCGTATCAAGTTTAGTTCTCGCCGGGTCTTTGTTCGTAGAGATTAACCATCTTTGAAAAACAAGTTCAATGTCAGAGAGTTCTTGTTTAATTAGTTCTTGTTTAATGGTTCTCGTTAGTGCCTTAATTTCACGGCTACCCTTAGCCGTAATATCGCGGCTAGGGGTAGCCTCAGAAATACGGCTACTAGGCTCGTCTGTACGGCTAGGTTCAAGCCGTCGCAAGATATACAAATTAGATTGCCAAGTAGAACCGTTGTGACGCTTCACAACTTCAAGTGCTCCAATATTCGTTAACTCTTTAATGAAACGATCTATCGGGTCTGTGGTAATTCTTAGCCGTGACGCAAGCGTTGTTCTGCTTGGGAACGCTTCTCCGGTTGTGTAGTCGGCGTAGCGTGCAAGTAATGCGTAAAGCCTGACGGCTCCATGACTAATTGGTGCGACGATTAACCACTCAGGAACGATGCTGAAAGGACCTGTATCTGATCTAAGTTTTTGATAGTCTTCATTCATCACTGGCTCTCCTGTTGGTGTGGACGCCGGATCCCGTCGGGGGATCCGGCGTTTCTTATTTGCCGACATTATGTCAAGCAGGAACCAACAATCTTTCCATGACTCTGAACGCCCTGTCACCAGCCGTTGTCATCGGTACGCTGCCAATGTGATTACCTAATTGAGATTCTGCTTGAGCAACAGTCGTTGGTGTTGTCCGACTCCATTGTTCAATCTCGGTAACCGAATTGTAGATACCCCAAGCCGTCGTGCGTATTCCATTTAACGTCGGCGACTGATTCAAATTGTTCATAATCAAAGATCGCTTTTCCATTTTGTTTGCGATCACTCGTTCACTCACTTCTGAATTGCGTGCTGCCGGAATCGGAACGACGGCTTCAAGCACTTCTTTAATGAGGCTTTCTGAAAGCGTGATATTCAAAAGTCGATCTACAGAATCGTCTAGGAACTTGTAGTAAGCGGCGCTAAGTCCAAGTGCTTCTCGGATACCTTCGGCTCGTTCAAGAACCTTTGAAGTATGTCTGAGGGACACTACCGGGCGATGGGCGCCACGACGAAAGATTGCTTTGATCTGATTGGTGCACGCTGGACGGTACGGGGTAGACGCAAACTTCAAACCACTCGTGCCGTCAAACGAATTAACGAAACAAAGATACGGATCAATTTCGTGCGTAGAAGAATCAAATGCCAACTTGCCAGCCATGAAAACGACTTTGCCTTTACCGACGAGACCAGCGAACTCAGGTTCCCAACCGCACGCAGTCATTTCTTCTACGAGCCTGATCGCATCTAGCGTTTGAATAACTTCGTAACGTGAACCGACTGTGGCGAGAGGTTCTCTCGTGTCGGCTCGGTACGTCAGATGCTGACCGATAAACGGCTTCGCTTCGGAAATAACTTCGTCGTCGGGTCCGGTGTAAATTGTTGGTACTGAAACCACCAGCGGTGTAATACCAACATGGAAGTCAATGCCGCTGGCTTTCATTGCGTCAGGAATACTTAAGCCTTGGACTTTCGTACCTAACCGCCTGAACGTCGTCTGACGTTGTTCTTGAATAATCATTTTTATTTCTCCTGTTGACTGTTGGTGGTTGTTTTATTAATTAGTTCTTCAATTGACTTTTTGGTATTCGGTTTAGTGAAGAAGTCTTCTAACGAGTCGACTTCAATTACTTCTTCTATGTTTTTTGCAGGTTCTTCTTTGGTTTCATAAACAATTATTTCGTCTTCCATTTCAAAGGCGACATTAAATAATTCGTCTAACTCTTCACGAGTGATGGACTTGTTTCCACGGTCACCCCAAATTGCTTTTGCTTTTTCTTTATCGCCGGCGCAGACTTCAAGCAATTCGGTTTTCGCTGCAGCCGATGTTAAGCCGTCAAAAACGATGGTCTCAACGACGTCACCGGATTCGTTTACAGGAACACCTAATTCTTCCGGTACATATCCGGCACCGAGAACGACGTCAGGAAACAGAACACGACACAACGCCGAAACGGCTCGCCAAGTAAGCATTGAATCTTCGTACTGCTTCCAATTGTTCTTATGAGCCAGACCTGCTTTCTTCGCATCAAGCGTGGTGAACTCTGCCGTATGCTTGTCGCCGTTATCCCGACGCACACCAACGGCTCGTGCGAGTCTGCAATTCTCGTTGTTGATACGAGCATCAACGACTTCAAGCATGACGCTGTGACCACAACGACGAACGAGACCGAGCATTGCTTCTGGTCGCATTGACGCCGTGCCTTCAATTACGTGGTAATTTCTGAGCGAAGTCATGACGTCCCAACCGAAAGCGAACCCGGCAAGTCCGGCTGCGATCACATCGGTAGAACGATTCTGATATGCACGAGGAATAATTTTGCTCGTCGCCAGAATGTCGGCTTGCCGAACAAGTAAGTCAAACGACATAACGCTGTCTTGTGTCGTTGCCAAAGCAACCGATTGAGTGTTCATTAAAATGCTTCTCCTATTTCTTCTATGTCTGCACCGGTAATGGTGATTACGTTTGCTTCGTATTTCGTTTTGCAGTATTGATCGGGATCAATCCCAAGTTCTTTTATTTCTGTCCAGCGTGGCTCAAAGCGAAACGCTTTAGACAAGAGAGCGACGAGGCTTTCGTGGTCCATAACAATTTCGCCTGTCTGCTCGTCCACCGTCTTGACTGTTTCTCGTACGGCTTTGACGAGTTCGTCACGATCAACACCGGTTCTAACCGACTTCCATTTCAACTCCGACCGATACTGGATACCGTCGCTATCGGTCCAGTCACGGACTTTCGTATCGCTAGGGATTACCTGAGTTAGTCGTTGTTCTAATTCTTTATGGATTACAGCCAGAACTTTTTTCATTTCGCCTGACCACAACGACGACTTAAACAGATCTTCTATATCCATTTTTTTCATGTCGTCAATGTCCATCGCCACTTGATTAACTAGCGCAGCGATAGTGGTGAGATCGGTTCTGAGTTCGCCGATAGTTTTTGTTGTCATTTGGTTTCTCCTGTTGTTAATTAAAAGTATCTAAGGGGTGTGGCAGATTAAGACGCCGGATTCCCGATTGGTGTAGAGCACGACGCACAAACTAAGTCGCTCGTTTCTTGGCAACCAAACCAGCCGGCGTATTCCATTTCGTTTTCTAAACACCACAAACGATGGCACCCGTCAGAACAAAACGAAATTACATCTACGACGTCGTCGGTTGCGGGATCGGTAACTAAATATAGATGCGCCATTACGCACCCACTTTCATGCGCTTAGTAACGATCACTTCGTCGTTGCGACAAGCACGGCTAGACATGTCTTCAAGACTCGTCAACCAGTAGTCGCCGTTAGCGGCTCTTCCCTTAATTCGTGCCGGGAAAGATTCGTACTTGTTCATTCCCCATCGGGTGATATGGCGAACGACCATGACTTCGTCGCCGGGTTCTAGATCGTCAACGATCTCTGAAGGTAGCGTCGGTGCGGTAGAAGTTCCGGCGTCAATGTCTTTACCTCGTACCACTCGTCGTGGATTCTCGATCGTAATCCCGGCGATAGTGGCGAACTCTTTGGTAATCGCCGTCAGATAGAACATGGCGTTTGCTTTCGCTCGTGGATCGGCGAACGTCGCAGCGACGACGGCCCACTCACGAACTTTGGTTAAGAAGTGAACCATCTCTTCCGCTGTCTGAGCGTCAGCCAAAACTTTGCGCCCTGACTTGAGGTCTTCGGTATTCGTCCAGACTTGAGGTACTTCTATTCCGGTGTTTGCTTTTTCAAAGTCAAGGACGATATCCCTAACCATTCCTCGTACTGATACTTTCGTTTCCATGTTCTCTCCTGTTGTTTGTTTGTTGTTGGTTGAAGTATTCATTTTTAGTTTTCGCCGATGATCTGGTCGGCTAATTTTTTTTCTTCAAGGAAATACATTCCGGTAATCCAAGACATTTTCTCATTGCCGATGCAGGTAATAGTTTTGTCGCCGTCGTAATGATCAAGCGCAAGCCAAACACCATCTATGCGTTCTTCTACATAAACGGTATTGTCAAACGGTTCACCGTCTCTCGTATCGCAGCGAGACAACCAGAACCGATATTCGTCTACTTCTATTTTGAGATCGCAAACATGACCGACGATAAGTGTGGGTAGTGCGTCTAATTGTTTCGTTGTCGGAAGATTGTGTTGGCTGGAGATCATGACTGCACCGCCACTTTGTTAACGAAAATTGTTTGACCAACGAGTGAGGCGTCGTAACCTTTAGCGACGAGAGCGGTAAACATTTTTTGAATGTTGATATCAATTGTTCGCACGATCATGTCTTGGTGATCAGCGATCTCTTGTTCGGTCTTACCTCGTGAACCCCACATACCTTGGGCACGAACGTAACCAACGACGAATCCGGTTTCTGTTTCTTCGGAAGTCCAACCGGAATACTGGGTTGACCAACCACGAACCATAGAAGAATGGGTATAGCCCATCTTGCGAATCAAGGTATCGTTAAGGGTTCTTCCGATTCCTTGTTTTGTCGGGACTTTGAAACTCTGAATATTTGACATTTTGATTCTCCTGTTAAGTGCACGCTCTTGCGTACGAGAATTATCGTAGCAGGGTTAAAGGGTACTTGTACACTTATGGGAGATATTTTCCAAAATATACTCCTGATCTCGTGTTATGCCAGAAAACAAAGATCCATTAAACGCTGGTTGGCGTCCTCTTCAGGGGTCATAGGTATCGGTCTAAGTACCTCAGATCCGGTAACCGAACACAACCAGCAGGTCGAACTAAACGACGCAAGCCAAAGAACTTCGCAAGTCTTACAGATCAATTCTTTTGGGCGAGCCGTCATCGTGGCGTGAGATCAATATGCGAATCAAGACGACGTTCAACCCGGTCTATATCAGAAGACAAACGATCTTCAACACGACGCAAGTCTTGACGAGTAGCAGTTACTTCAGCAAGCGTACGATGCTGCGCTTCAATTCCTTGACGATGCTGTTCACTATTGCGCCGATCAAAACGAGTCATCAACAAAGTTAACGGACCACCGGCACCGACTAAAGCAACAACGACAGCAACCCACGCCGACATAACTCATGCACCAAACATCACTGCCCAAGTTTGCTTGCCAACAATTCCGTCAGCAGGCGCAACGTTCTTTGATGCCTGCCAAGCCTTAACAGCGTTTGCTGTTTGCGGACCAAAGTTTCCGTCAGCGGTTACGCCAACCATTGCTTGAACGAGTTTTACTGCGTCGCCCTTACTACCGATCTTCACGGCTTTGCCGGGATAAGCGAAAGACATTTGCGGTGAGACAATTACTTTTGGTGCTGGTGCGCTCGTTGCTGGTACGCTTGACGACGGCGTAATCGTTCCGGCTTTGATTCCAGCAAAGACTTGCTCGTAGTACGCCGGATCGTCGGCGTGATCGTTGGCAATTTCTAAATGCCACCAATCCCCACCGGGCGTGCCGATCGTCGGCTTGTCGTAGATCTTCCACGCAGCACGATCACACTTCCAGCCACGACCATGAGGTGCTAAGAAGTAGTCGTGTAATTCTTCAATGAAAAGAACATCGGCGTAAGCGACCAGAAAGTCAAGCACTTCTAAAGCGGCTTTGTAATTCCCGTATCCCTTACCGCTGGCTTGACGTCGCCAAGAAATATCAGCGGCTCGGCCAGTTCCGTGAACGCTCGGCTTACCGGAACCTCGTGACGGACGAACGTTCCAAGTACCGTTATTACAGATCGCACCGTTAAAGTGAGCGCACAAAAGTTGTACGAGTTTTTCCGTACCTAACCGCTTTCCGGTAGCGTCTTTATCCCAGCCGGTGTATTTGCGTGCCATGTCACTTTGCTTTCTTGATAGCAGGTTTTTTTACTGCTGGTTTCTTTTCGGGTTTAACTGGTGCCGTTGACAGTTTCTTAATAACACGCTTTGGCGCAGCGACTTTTTCAGGGCGATCAATATATTTGATAACCTCGTAAGGTACTTGTATGCGCTTGAGAGTGTGATAGCCAACTCGTAAGAACGATGCCGAACTATCGCCGACCGGAAGATTAATAGCGGCGAGACTCTTCAAAACCGATAAGAACGCAGGCAAAGCCGATATCGCACAAGTCTTAACAATAGACAAGTCGGAGATCTCGTTTACGCCAACATTCGCTGCGACGAGTAATCCGGCGAAGACTTGTACATACGTAGAAACGGCACGCTCAAAAACGTCTTGCGTCTTACGCACTAACGGGGTCTTAGTGGTCATAGTGAACCACCTTATCGGACTGAACCGTAGTCTCGTTGGAACTGTCACACCGGGCGAGCGATACGAGACAGACAATTACAGCCAGCCACCAGCAGACCATGACAATTCTAGTTCTTCTTAGCACGAGACTTTCGTTTCGGCTCGTCGTGAATGTGATCGTGTTCGTCGGTTAAGTCTTGAAGTCCACCAAGAATAAGCGGTGGCGACTCGTGCTCATGATGCGTATGATCATCGTGCTCATAAAGCGTACTCTCTATCGGTTGACGTGACTCAATGTTGATCGGCTGTAAGTTATTGATAAAAGAAGAAATAATCCACTTGTCACCGGATATCGGTACTCGTGATTCGTGAGGGTGTGTCCACGTCGCAGGGAAGAATACGATACGCCCTGCTTTCGGGGTCACTGCGACTTCGTGTAGCGGAAAGTTTGTTTCGCCGCCGTAATCAACATCGTTGAGATAGATAACCATTGCAAGCACTCTGTCACTGATAGTCGAGAACGGCGACGGGAATGAATCTACGTGTGGTCTGTAATACCCGAAAGACTTCGGGTATCTCTGTACTTGAAAGCCGCAATCCGAAACCTCAACCCAGTTGTCAAGATGACGGTACTGCTGTTTGTAGATTGCGATAGCCGAAGTTATTGCTTCACAAATATGCAGGTCTAATTCTTTATCAAGATTATTCCAAGTGTTTTCAAGCACACTCTCGCTGTAGTGCAAGTCTTCGCTTAACTTCGTTTTAGGATCAACACCACCTAAAGTTTGTCCAGCAAATGACTTTGACCAAAGTTGATTCATACGTGTCAAAAAGTTTTGACACGATTCTTTATCAAGCAAACCATCAACAACTTGAATTAAGCCTGCCTTACCAGCGGGATATTCAACGCTTATCATTACTCAACCTCACTATCGGTGTTCGCCAAAGTTTTTTGCTACCTTAAACTTGCTAAGTAACCATTCCTTGAACTCATCAGTAAGATCAGGAATCACGTCTTCTGTTCTTTGAAGTGCGTCAGTACGTCCTTCAAGATATCTGTTAACCTGCTCATTAGGAACATCAGAAAGAATCCACTCTTGAATTGACTGCGGAATATCTAAAACGTTTAATATTTCTGTTGCCGTAATAGCCACCTCTTCATTATTACCGAGGTGTTCGTGTGCGTACTTCCACTCTATAAGCAAGCGGAATTGCTCTTGAAGAGTTCGTGTAAACACATTCGCAGGTTGTGTTAAATAAAAGTCTTCACCATCTACGAACTCAATGTACGAAATTAATCCAGCCGGCGACGCATCAACAACGACGAATAAAGCAGTTAACTCTTCAAGTTTCCAATGTGCACCGGTTAATGATGACGGCATATCAGACGAGCCACAAATGCACGAGCCGTTTTCCCAACGATGAAACGCTCTGAGCGCTAAGGGCTGATCAAAGTCACAACGCTTGGTAACGGCATCGTCGTCTAAAAAGTTTCTAGGGTTGTCTAGTTTTGCGAAACAAAACAAACCCTTGTTGTCGTTGTTGCCAATAACTTTCAAGTATCCCTCATGAGTTCCGAAAGCGTTGCCGATGCTCATAGTTAGACCACCTTGATTATGAAGATCACTTGAGTGATGTTGACGGTATGCGTGTGCGCTGGTGTCGAACTGTTGATCGTGCTTGCGTTGCCAGCAGTGAGAGAAGTGTTCACCCCGATAGCCGTATTCACTCCGCCTGAGGTGAACGAGGTATTCGTGTTGCCTGCGGTGAACGAACTGTTCACGCTAATAGTCGAGTTTGAGCCTGCCGACGTTACGTTGAATCCGTGAGTATGAGCCGCACCATCACCACCTGTGTTGTTATTCGCACCTGAGTTCGGCTTGAAGTAAACGTGAGTATGGTTTGCTGAGGCGTTGCCAGTATTTCCTACTACGCCGTGAGTGTGGTTGTTAGCGTTACCAGCAGTGAACGAACTGTTTACAGAACCAGCACTAAAACTGTTTGAGTGAACGTGCGACGCTGCATTACCAGCAGTCAGAGAACTATTTACCGTATGAACGTGAGCATCAACCGCCGACGACGCTGAAGTTGTATCGGTTGCCGGAACAGTCGGCACACCTGTGATTCCCTCAGGCACACGACTCGTAAAGTCGGGCAGATTAAAAGTAGCACCGCTTCCACCGTAGCGATATTGAATCAACGTAAACAAAGGTTCATAAGTTCCTGACGTCGGCAACGGCGCACCGTTACACAATGCGTATCCAGCAGGAATGTTCGCAGTCGTACCAGCCCACATTAAGATCGCACCCAGCGGCGCACCGCCACCAGCCGCCGCAATCTGCGCTTCAACTTGTAAGAACGCAGTATTCAACGCACGAGAACTCACAGGTGTTGTCGCACCAAAACTTGTCATCAGAAACCACCAATATCTTCAACTGTCATATACGCAGGTGTAGTTGCATCACGATTTGCAGTAGGCGCACCTGTTGTGCTTGCAGTAAGTAAGCAACCCGCATACGTGACAGAACCAGTGAGACCCGTAAGAATCGCCATGCAAAGCATACGACTTCTAGTACCGATTGATGCGTGTCTCGTCAAAGCAACTTGAGCACCAGATGCGTTGGTGACTCGAATTGTTTGGTCAGTGTTCACAGGTCCTGATTGCGTCGTGTGTAACACGTCAGGCTCAAAGTACGTCAGCAGATACACACGGCTCGACTCTGCTGTCCAAGTTACGGTGAACTCTGTAGTCCCCGGTGACGTAGCGAGCGCAGTTGAAGTTGTCTTTGTTGAATAGACAAGAGTGCCACGAGGAAACTCGTTCGCATGAATAGAACGAAACACACTCAATGAAGAGAATGAAGTATTGCCTGCGATTGCTGTAGTAACGGGACCTGCCATCACGTACCGCCGATATCTTCAACGAGCATCACTGACTTCTGTGTAGCACCACGAGTCGCTGATGGTGTACCTGATATTGATGATGCCAGCAAGCAACCTGCATACACAGTTGTGCCTGAAAGACCCGTCAAGATTACTGAACAGAACAGATCAGTCGTCGTGATACCGCCTGCGGCACGAGTTAAAGCAACTTGAGCACCAGCCGCATTAGTAACACGTATCGTCATGTCAACGTTACCGCTTGACGGTAAAAGAATCTGCGGTTCGTAGTACGTGATCTTGTAAACACGTGTCGACTCTGCTGTCCATGTAACTGACGACATGAGTACCGCACTTGTTGTCAAGTTAATCGACGCATCGTTCAACGTGTACGAGAAACAGCCGCGAGGGAAAGCATTAGCCTTCGTCGTCGTGAAAGAATCACCCGGACTGAACCGAGTATTGCCAGCAACACTAGGCATCAGGCTGGCCCCAAGTCTTCTACTAACAGGAACGCATACTGCGTAGCACTACGAGTCGCGGTAACTGTACCGCTAGCACTTTGCAACGTTGCAACAAAGTTCGTCGTACCAGCAGACAGAGTTGTGACAGCAACGCAAGACATATCATCAGATGTTGAATAAGTCCAAGAACTTGTTGTCTGCTGAACCGCCCCACTAATATTTGTAAGTCTTATTCGACCCGTAACAGTAACGGTACTGCCTGAGTTGTGAAGCATAGACGGTTCGTAATACGTGATCTTGTAGTAACGATTAGCAACAGCAGTGAACGAACCACCCGTGATCTGTACCTCTTCGCTTGTGATAGTTGAGTCAGTTGTAGTTGACGAGGTAAACGCAACTATCCCACGAGGGAAGGCGTTGAGTTGTGTCGCTGTGAGCGTGTAACCCGTGAAGAACGTTGTGTTCGGTGCAATAGCCATATGATCTCCTTAGTAAGAAAGCGCATCACCAAATGCGCCGTATTCGCTGTCGTCAAGAATGAACTGCGTAACAATCGGTTCGCTAGTAGATAACTCAATGATCCAACGATCAGGTCGAATCGTATGAGAAATACCTTCAACGACAAGAGATGAACTGAAAGTCGTAACATCAAAGCCGATTCCGGCAGGGTCTGTCTGATACCAATTCTTTTGCAAGGCGAGTGGGCGACCAAACTCTGTGCTCAACACAGACGGAACTTGCCTAAAGTATTTTACCGTATCAGTGGCTTGCCGTTTTGTTATATCAAGACCGATATTCGTGACTCTAACAGTTGGGTCTTTTCGTGATGCAAGAATTGTTTGTGCCATGCTCAGAGCGTCAGCATCGTTCTCCATCAGTAAACCTGTCTTGCTCATAGAACGACGGAAATACTTTGTGATGCTTGTCTGATCAGACGCTTGTTGTACGTCGCCACCGTTGTCAATACTGACCTCGTTAGATATGAGATCGTCGTCATACGAAACGCTAAACGCTTGGTATGCGTAACCGTTACCCACAACATCGTCAAAGGCAATCGGTGTTGATTGGTGTCTGCGAGCGTTCACGTCTCTACTGTCAAAGCGAACAAAGCCTGTAGCGTCAGCGTAGAAAGAACCTAAGTCTGCTTCAGCAACGGCCTGCAACAACGGCAATACTGTACGTACTTCGTTTGCGTCGTCTTGAAGTGGTGTTGAACCTGTGCTGATAGAGAGACCCGAAGTTGGATAGGTGATCGTGTTAAGTATTTGATTGATTCGGGCACCCGGAAGATCGTTCGTCGCTGTGCCTGTAACTGTTTCAATCTCAACCATGTTCAACGGTCTGAACGCATCTTCAGCATTGAACGTGACAGTGTTCTGACCGACGACACCTTTAGTCCAGTCATAGTTGAATGAAGATATGTACCCTGCGAACAACGGATACACATAGTTCACTGATGCAACTGTTGAACCGCTAACTGTCCACAAGAGACTTTGCTTGTCAAAGAATGAACTCATACCCGGTGACTTAAGTCCATCGCACATATCGAACGAAGACAACGTAGTCGCAACACCTGCACCTGTAGTTGTACGCAAGCAGAACGCAAGCAGATTGAACTTGAAGTTCCCGTACGTCAACGCTGACGCAATCTTGAGATCGCTGATTGACTGATACAACCTATAAGTGTTAGCGGCGAACGCTGTGAAGAACGCTGAATCCTCATCAGTGCTTAGAAGAATCCAACTCACGTCGCTTGTAACATCATCAAAAGCAACAACAGGTGCAGTGAGCCAATAATAGAAAGACACACGACCTGTCTGCCCGTCAAGACAAAAGCGCAACGCAACAGAAGTACCAACTTCGACTTGTGGCAACTGTGTACTCGTGAACGTATACACAACACTGCCGTCAATAGATAAGTCAAGATTGAGTGTTCCATAATTTATCCAAGCAGTCCACCCGAAAGTCGACACTGTGTCAGCAACACGAGCAAGACTTCTTTGTTGCCCATCAAGACCATCAGTGACAACGAAAGCAAGACGAATATCAAGATTACCTGCAACCTCTATAGGCACAAAGCGTGTAGCGGTGTACGGCGTTGATATTCCACCACTACCTGTACAAGACAGTATCGTTGATGGAAACTCTGCCCATACTTTCATCTGAATACCCGGTACGATCTTGCCTGCCCACAACGACGTGACAGCAAGCGGATTCCAAACAGAAGAATCTTGAACTGTTACAGACGCACTGCCCGTGTTGTAAACATCAAGAGCACGCTCACGACCACGACGAATATCAATTGCTTGAGGATTAGAGAACGTCTGACTGATTGAATCTTCTGAACCGACAACTGCTTCACCGATGATGCCTGTATCAAGCACCATGAAGTCACCGAACGAGAACCCGTTGTTGTTCGATATCTTCACGTATGGTGTTGCTTCAAGAATCCCGCTCATATGATCAACGCTTTGCCACTCTTTTGTGAACGAATAAGACCTTGACGAATCTGCTCAACGAGATCACGTTCACTCGTAACAGTGCCTGAAACATTCACAGTGATGTACGTGTCGCCACCACCGAAGTCGCCCATACGTGACAGAGGAATGATCGCTTCAGGCCCGTTCTCTCCAATGACACCGAGTGACGCACGAGTAGTCACACCACCGTCAGCATGGAATCCACTGAAGTCAAGACCCGGTGGCAAGTAGTAGCCGTTTACGATTGCACCGCCGTTCGGCAACGGACCGTCGTTGAAGTCTGTCTTCTGACCCGGCTTGAACGTTGCGATCTTCTTGTTCATCTCTCTACCGATAGCACCGAAGTCGATACCAATAGGTAGATCGGGCATTGCCGGTGCAGACACTGCTGGTGCTGTTGGCATAGATACTGTCGGCGTGTTTGCGTTAGTCGGTGCGCCTTTGAGTTTGTCGATACCGCCGTTGAATCCAGCCAAGAATCCGAACATCGTGTTGTATAGATCAACTTGAATTGCGTACACAAGATCAGCCATCTGAGTGTTCGTTGTGGCGAGACTTGCTTCAAGGCCGTCAACGAGAGTTTTCTGCTGATCAAATTGTGTTTGTGCTTGAGCGACAGCGTCGGTGAATAGAGAACGTACAAGTGAACGTTGTGTATCAAGTTCACTATTTGCGTTAGCAATATCAGCACCGAAGACGACGCTGCCAGCGATCTCGCCTGCTTGCGTGCCAATAGCAGAAATGTCTGCTCGCATTTGTGTTAGTTCGGCGATATCACCGGACGACAAGTTAAGAAGACTTTTGGCGATCTTGTTGCCTTCAAGGATTCCTGCTTGAGCGACTTGCCCAATAATGTCCGGACCAAAACCTTTATCTCGTAACGCTGAAAGATTGTCACGGAACGTTGTCGCTTGCTGTAATAGTTTGCGTGTATTACCAAGAGGGTTGCGTGCGGTAATCGGTTGAAGAACCGACGAAGAAACGCTCTTCGCAAGATCGCTTTGTTGCTGCTTAAGCGATTCACTCTTTGAAAACAGTTCGTCGTATTTTGACTGTGCTGCTAACGCCTGATCTAGAAGTGTGTTTGACGGCGCTTTACTTCCGGTAATCGTAGAATCGAACTTGCCTGCGGCTTGGGCAGTATCGTCTAACGCCGACTTCAGTTTGTCTAAAGACTTCGTAGCGTCGTCAAGTTGAGTAGTCAGCGAATCTCTTAGATTAGCGATATCACCAAGACGATTGAATTGCTCTTTAATTTTGTCTACGAATCCGGCGAATTGAGGCAACTTGTCAAGACCTAGACGTACAGCCTCATCAAGTGTTGCTTCTAATGCTTTGCCAATATCTTTCGCTGAACCCGATAAGAGAGTGTCACGGAAGTCGGTTGATATCAAATTGTTTGCATAGTCTGCGATATCAGTAACCCAATTGTCAACCCAAGCAAAGTCGTTTTGTTTATCGGCTTTAGATGAACCGCCACCGCCACCACGATTATTTGAACTACTGCTCGTCGTACCAATCGCAGATCGAATACCTTTTAAGTCGGCAAGAGTTTTACTAAGTTTCATTGTCGTGTCGCCAGTAGCGGCACCAGCAGCCCACAACATATTTCCGATAGCCGATTCTATATTTGCGATCTGTTTATCAAGATCAGCGGTATTGATTGCAAAGTTCACACCAAACTCTGCTTCAATGCCGTCAAGTATTCCCATTGAGTCAATTAACCCACGTACTTCTTCATCGGTGTAACCGGCAGCACGAGCGGCGTCTCCTAAGCGAAGAACCATAAGAGCGACTGATTGCATTGCGTCTTTATTAGAACCGCCGTACTGAGCCGTCTTAAGTAACAATGTCGTAATCTCTTTGGCTTGATTGCGATAAGCGGAACTAAGATCAAGTGTCGTACCCTCTGAGTCGCCAAGAGTTTCAGCAAGTTTAATATTTTTATCGATCGCATCTTGCGTGCTGACGACCAATTCGTTAGCAAGCATTTCGTCAAGCAAACCAATTTTCAGCAAGAACGCATCTTGACTGACAGTACCTTTATCGCTTTCCTTTGCCAACTCACCATAGATAGCGGCTAGTTCTTTTACCTTTACACCGGCAGTAGTTACTACTTGAGGGAATACTCCGGCGAGTCCACCGAGGAAAGCGTTTTGTGCGGCTGTAACGCTTACGGCTTTATTCTGTAACTCTTGAAGTGTGAACGTATAAATATCGGTTCGTCCGGCAGCATCAGCCATAGCAGCACCGGAGCCGAGGATTGCGTTATACATTTCCGTACCAAGTATTGAAGAGAAATACAAAGCAGTATCAGCACTTTGTAGAAGTTTTTTATTCTCGTCATCAATCGCTTCTCTGTTGTCATCAAAAGCATTAGATAGATCATGCAAGTCAAACAATAGGTCTTTAACTTGAACGCCCGTCATTTCGCCGGCTTTAACCGCTTCAAGCATTGCACTAGCAAACGGCGTACCGGCGTTCGCAGCAGTTAGCAAAGCGTCTTGAACACTTATCGCAGCGTCACCTGTCTGAACGAGTTGATCATACGACAGACCAAGCAATACATCACCGAGATCGTCGAACGCATTAGTACCAGTTGATACCGCCGCACCAATTTGTTCCATTGTTAAACCGAGAGTAGATATCTCATCGTTAATCCCGAGAGTTACAGATTCAGCAGTAGCGAAAGCGGTTGCGACAGTATCAGCAGCATTAGCGGTTGCTGGTAAAGCGTTTTGTAGTTTTACGTACTCTTCAACAAGACCCTTAACCTGATCGTGAAGTACAGCGGTTGGTTCCCCGGCTGACTTGAATGCTTCAGTTAATCGCTCTTGTCTTTCTTTTGCTTCTTTAGCGTCTTGACTAAACGCATACCACGCTGCGGCAATAGCGACGACAGCGATAGCAACACCAGCAATAATCGGACCGGCAGCGGCGAATTGAGCGATAGCAGAAGTGAAAGCCTGAGTAGCCATAGCCGCTTTCAAAGCCGCCCATGCTTTTGCCAAAGAACCAAGCATAATTAACAACGGCCCGCCCGCGGCAACAAGACCTGCGAGCACGACGATAATCGTTTTCATAAAGTTTGGCAAAGCGTTGATTGCTGTCATTATTTTTTCAAATGCTGTAGCAAGCATCTTCAGAGCAGGCACGACGATTGGCACGAGCACTTGACCGAGGCTAATAAAAGCGTCTTTCATTTCTGCCATAACTTGCTTCATCTTGAAAGCACCGGTTGAAGACATTGCTTGAAACGCTTTGTCGGCGTCCCCGGTGTTATCGGTTAGGTTCGCAAATATCTTTGTGGTACTTTCGGTAGCAGCGCCGAACAAACTCATAACACCTGTTAAGGCTCGTACGTTTCCGAATACAATTCCTTGCGCTTCTTCGTTGTCACCAAACGCTGTCGTCAAAGTGGATAACGCCGATAGAAGACCTTTTTCTCTAATCTCTTTACGTAAGCCAGCACCGCTAAGACCAAGAGCGTTTAGTTGTTCTTCTGCTTGTTTCGCCGGGTTTAATAACGACGAAAGTATTCCTCGTATCTGTGTAGCCGCTTCGCTTGCGTCAGTACCGTTACGGCTCATAGCAGCAAACGACGCACCGACTTCTTCAAACGAAACTCCCATAGCAGACGCAATTGGTAAGACTCGTGGCAACGCACCAGCGAGCGCATCGGCTTCCATCTTGCCTTCACGAACAGCGGCAACCATTAAGTCTGTTGCCTGCGCCGCAGAAAGATTCTCTATGCCATAAGCGTTCAACGCAGAAGAAACAGTATCAGCAATAATTGCTGTATCGCCCATACCAATCGCCGATGCTTTTAACGACTGTTCAAGAACTTGCATAGCCGTCGCACCATCAATACCCGCTGAGGCAACAAAGTACAAAGCGTCAGCAGCCTGAACCGCACTACCGCCGTATTGCTTCGCCATCTCACGAGCAGCGATACCCATATCAGCAACTTTGTCTTCAGACAAACCGACCATAGCCACGATTGATTGCATCGAGAACTCAAAGTCGTTTGCCGTTTTAATTGCTTGACCGCCAGCGAGTAACATTGGTGCGGTCAATGCCATTGACATTTTCGTACCGACAGAAGTCATCTTGCTACCCATGTCGGTGAACTTGTTACCTACACGAGCAGCACTATCAGTGGCGCTATTAATTTTCTTAGTATCGTTGGCTACCTTACGAGCCATCTCGTGATACGCAAGACTAAACTCGTCTACGCCATACGATGCCTGCTGATATGCCGCCTCAACTTTGCTAAGGCTTGACTTAGTTTCTTGAGCAACTTTCTGAACGGCTTTCTCAGCCTTCGCCGCCCCGGCAGATGCGTCTTGACCGATCTTGTCAAACTGTTCGCCAAGAGTTTCAACAGTTTTCTGCGCCGCTTTAACACCGGCTACAAGTGGCTTTGAGTCAAGACCAAGAACGACGTTGACTGTGCCGACTGTTGCTTGTGCCATGAGTTATCTTCTCGATCTTGACTTTGCTCGCTGTTGTTGTTGTTCTCGTTCGCTTGCTTCAATCTTGAACAACGCACACCATTCAACGAACTCTGAACTCGTCATCGTGTTCATAAGTTCGCCGACTGTCATGCCCAGTTCACGTGCTAGATGGAAGTACGCTCTGCGTTCAGGTTGGCTTCTACCGAATCGGTCGGGGAAGCCGAGTAAGACTTTCCCGCTTCATCAATTGCTTTCTCTTTCAAACCTGAAACTTCAAGACAACTTGTTACGAGTCGGTCAATTACCGCACCGGACTTCTCGGTCATGAGCCATGAAAGATCGTCTTCGGTAAATACCGGAGAACCGTCTTCAGGGTCAAGACAGCAGGTAACAAGAATCTGGCCGTAAACGTTTTCGATCTTGTCGCCGTTGTCTGAGGTGTCTTGGCTCGCAGCAACAAACGATGCTCGCTGACGCACAGTCATAGAACGTACTTCAATGGATACGTCCCATTCAGGAATCGCAATAATTTCACGATCAAGGTCTTGGGCTAATCTGATCTTGGCTTTGATGGACACTTGGGTCACACTCCTATGTAGTTGTTTTTAGGTTTAGTAGGTTGTACGGGTGATTGAGCCAGTAACCTGAAGGTCAAGGCTATAAGTTACGACGTCGCCAACCGGGTTTGAGATTGAGTACGAAGTAACGATTGCTTCTCCGGTGTACTTGACATTGCCAGCGGTTGAGCCGGCAGGTCCGAATACGAACGAGCGTGAAGCAGGCTCTGCGCCTCCGGCAATGTAGCCGTCTACGGTTGCGTCCCAAATACCGGAAACGCTGATCGTCGCATCGGTGAGACCGACGATATATGACTTAGCCGAAGAACCGAAAGCAGTTGTCTCAGCGGTATCAAGAGTTTCGGGGAAGTCGACGCTCGTGACAGTGTTGCTGATATCCCGAACGGAACCAGCGGTGTCGTCAAGAGTGAAGTTAGTTGACTTACCGTGAACGAATGTGGGCATGACTATCTCCTATTAGTTGCGGGCGAACCCGACGTTGAAAGTGATTGAACCTGAAGAACCTGCTGTGCTTGCTGTAACTCGGACGTAACGATTGACTGTACCTGTGCTTGCTTTTGATACGCCGACTGTCGTTGCTGCCGCGACTGCGGTAAATGTAATCAAGTCTGCCCAAGTGCTGTTGTTCGTAGAGTGCTGAACCTTAATGGTCGTAGCACCACCAGCAATAGAGTTCGTTGTTACGTGAAGTGTTGCGAGCGCACCAGCCGCTGACGATGCACCGTTGTCAACGCTTGCGAGGTTACCGAGAGAACCGAAAGCGATAGAGCCACCCGTAGTGAGAATGACACCACCACGAATACCGTAAACCTGATCGGCGACAGCGCCGGCTGTGGCGTTGAAGTCCGCAGTAACGGTTGATACATCGGCTACGGGGTTTGAGATTGAGTATGAAGTTTCGTGGGCTTGACCGACGATGCAACGATTACCTATAGTTCCGGTTTGGAATACGACGGTAACGGCTGGGCTTGTTGCTTGACCGAGAAGAGTTTCTAGAACGACGTCAGAACCGCCAGCGTCTTGCGAGTACATACCGGAAAGACTTAGCGTCGCATCGTTTAATCCGGTTATATAAGACTTAGCAGAAGAACCGAAGGAAGTTGTTTCAGCGGTATCAATTGAAGATGCGTAATCAGCAGAGTTGAAATAGGTTGACAGATCGTAAGCGTCTAAGAATACGCCAGTTGACTTACCGTGAATAAATGTAGGCATCAGACAACCTCGGATTCAGTTAAAACTTCTTCAACGACTACGGCTTTGGTTTTTTTTGTTGCTGCGTCTAATGCTTCAACGTAACCCTGTTCAACGAGCCACTCAGAATCTTTAGCGGTGAGTTCTACTTCTTGACCCGGTTCATAGCGTTTACCAGCAACGTCAATTCCTGCGCTGCCGTCTTCGCCGCCTGTGACTCTGAATCGCATAAAGTTTCCTCATCTGAGATAACGCCGAGCGACAGTCAATCAAGACGGCCACAAGGACACCTAAGGCGACGAGCGCACGACTTGACTTCAGGATAACAGAAGCATCGGTTTATCTAGCGTAGGTTCAGATCAGGGGCGTCTAGAATCGCCTGTGGTCGTTTCTAATCCTTAAGGCGATGAAATAGACGATCTTCGGGAACGGCGAGCGTACACCGGATCTAACGCCGATACCGGGTTTATTAGGCGAATCCGGTTTAATTCCGGTACAAAACACGAGATCAGAAGCATATTTTGGAAAAACTTAAAGAAAGCGTGTACAAGTACCCTTAGACCTGCTACGATCGTTTTCGTACGCAAGAGCGTACTGAACGAAAGGGAAAAGTCATGAGCAAGCAATCCGAAGAAAGATTAGAAGAATTACGATCAGCGATCTACGAGATCGGCAAAGGTCGCCTCGGTTCCGAAGAAACCGGAAACCACTTGACAGTTATCGTTCGCCACCTTCGCCACGAGATCCGACTTGCTAAGACCGAGTCCGAGTTCGTTCAGGCTCGTGCACTTTTGAACGTCGCACTTAATACTCAAGCCCGACGCACGAACGCCGTCATGGCTCGCCGAGAGGAAGTGTGAACAACATGAACAACACAACACCCTCAAGAGTTATTAAAGTTCGTCCCGGTTTCTATGTCGTCGGCGACTACCGGATTCTGAAAGCGAAGTCGCTTGGAATGACGTTCTATTACGTTTACGAACATGGGACACTCAAGCGCAACGTCAGCCAAGATCGCAGCGCAAAGCCGTTTACGACTCTTCAAGAAGCAACCTTGTACACGATGAAGATCGGTGCCTGACATGAACGAAGACTTTACAGAACGCTTCGGACGAGACGGTTCACTCATCGGCTTCACCTACAAAGGCGTCAAACTTCTTTTGGTAAGTGAGCGATCAGTTGTTTACGGTTGCCGTTGCGGGTACTCGTTCGCTCAAACGACACAGCCGATGAATGTCAAACGAGCACTAAATGAGATTGACGCACGCCTCGCACGAGGTATGTCAGTCGTTGACGGAAACTTGATGTGATCATGAAAACAACAAACACTTCACGACTAGCAGCATCGTCCGAACGAGCCCACAAAGTTCACGACAAAGTCTGTGATATCCATTACGACGAATCGGTTATGAACCCCGACGGCACTTGTTCCGAATGTCAAGACGACCACCACGAACTAGAAATAATGTTCCGCTCTTAATAATCATCAAACAACAAACAGGAGAAAACCATGAATGACGTTAAAGAACACACTTGCCCGAAATGCTTGGGCGGTATCCCAAACAATCTTGAACGAGGGAAATATCCCGGTGCGCTTTCAAGAATCGATAACACGACGATGATCTGTTCCGACTGTGGAACACGAGAAGCACTAGACGACTACACCCGAAAAGTAGCGCCGTGGTATTTGCAACAGTGCCGTGAATGTGATCGCACGTTCAATCTCAACGACGAAACAGAAGCCGACGAGTTTTACAACGGCCACGACTGCGAGGTTTGAAATGAAACTTTCGGACCTAGAACAAACGCTGTTGGTACTTCGTACAGAACGAGGTTGGTACGACACTCCGCACGCTAAAGACGAAACCACTCTTCGTTATATTGACGAAACGATTACCGCTTTACACCATTTAGTAATTCATTTAGAAACGACCGGAGGAAAAAAATGAGGAAACGAATAATCAAGCCCGACGAAAATATGGTCTCTATCGTTCAACGGAATCTTGATATCGGCGAACACTGGTTCTCGCCAGCAGCGATGAAGTTTTTTAATACACGACTTGAATCAAACCCTGTACTGAATGGAAACTTTTGGTACTTCATTACCAGCGAAACCGGATTAGATTCCGACGAACACCGGTTCTCTATTCGTGCGGAATATCGTGGACGAATTATTACTATCGGAGACTTTCGTGCATACGCAACTCTCAACGACGCCACAAAGGCGCTTAAAACCTATTTAGACGACGTAGAACAGGATTCGCTATGACACACAAGCAAACAACATTCAAGCGCCGTAAACTGATCCAGAACGCCGTTTCCGTAGGACGATGGTTATCGGTCGTTACATGGTCAAACATAATCATCTTTTGGTTAAGCATTATTTATTTTCACACTCAAAATGTTTTGGCTATCCCTGCTGTTTTATCTGCGATCAACACCGGACTCTTAATCCGGTACGAAAATAAAATAAGCGGCTACCTATAACAATTGGAGAATCCGATTGCGACAACACTTTATTCACCCGACCAAGTAAAGTAGAACAATGAAACGACTCACCGCATCAGCGGTCTTGACGTTGTTGGTAATCTCGTCTTGTGGGACCGGCACAAATACTTCTTCTGAAACTCGCCCGTCTTTTCAAACTGTGATTATTACGCAACCGACGACCACAATAATATCCACGACAACACAACCGGAATTAAACGCTCACGAGGCTTTACAAGAAGATCTCGTAGAAGCAACGAGCACGACGACAACAGAAGTTCCGTTGCAGTCTGATCCGCTTGATTACATTGACGAGCAGCGCATGTTGCATGGTCAATGCGGCGAATGGCACGACCTCGCTCTTGAAGTCGGTTGGCTAGAAGAACACTGGCCAAAACTCAGCCGGATCTTATTTCGTGAAAGTCGTTGTACGACTGACGCATGGAACGGAGCCGATGCAGGCTTGAGCCAGATTAATCAAATACATTCATCGTGGTTATCGGACTTCGGATTGAAGCACCCTGACGATATGTTTGATGCTCGCAATAATCTTTGGTTTGCTTACAAACTGTTTTCGTCTAGAGAAGAAAACGGTCAATGCGGTTGGAAGCCGTGGTCAATGTCTTGCAATTAATTCGCTGACTCGTTGATCTCTTTGCAGCGTGGGCAACGAATACGCCACGGCGAAGTAACCATCTCAGCAAGCAACTTTCCACAATTACCGCAGCGTACGCTCGTGCGTGTAGAACGTTCTTGCTCCGGTACAAGTCGCGTCTCCGCATACGGATCGGCGCTCATCAGAACTCTCTAGTGACATTAAAGTTCTGTACGAAAATAACACGATCTTGGCTGTCTCGTTCAAGAACAAACGGCGATTGAATCGCTGTCATACGGTTATATCTTGTGCCCGATAACGAGGTGTTGATAATACCTTCAAGAGTTCCCCAACAAGAATTAATTAAACTTTCAGCCGTCGCATATAACGCAGCACGCACGTTGATCTGTACGCTTGGATTCTGTAATACCGGAAGTCCGGTGCCCATCGTGTTATCCGGTGCGGAACCGCCGTACTCGTAAAGCGCAACACAAGTATCCGGTGAATCGGGCATACGGCCAAGAAACAAATTAGTGCCAAGCGTGAGAGACGCTTGTTGTGAATCAAGATACGTTGCGATATCTACGAGGGTGCTCACGAGCCACGACCTGTTCCAAGTTGGTAATGCTTACGAACATACGCCGTTAAAGTTTCGGCAAAGTTCGCCGTATATTTTTTGAACGGGCGTTCAAGATATTTCGGTCCTCGCCCTGTTGTTGGATCAATACCGGGTCCGGTTCCTTGACGCCCACCGACTTTGCTTTTTGCTGGTGGTTTTGGTGGGTGCCAGAAGTCAAGGCGTTCATGCTGCACGAGAGCGTAAGGCGTCGCACTATTTCCATAGCCGACTTCAATCTGGTACGTCGTTCCTATGTTCGTTTCGTCAATGCTTCTGCTAGTACGCAGAATACCTTCGTCAACCGGAACGAGTTGTTCGCTTTCGTTACTGATATCTTCAGCCATGTTCTTTAATCCGGCACGCAGCGCAAGAGAAACACCTTCAGCATCAGCCAATAAGCCACGACGAATCTCAGCCATATTCTGAGACTTAATTTTGATAGTCACAGGCTTAGCCATTAGTTGCGTCTCGGTTCACCTAAAGCGAGCACGACACATTGTTGCCCGAACTCGTCTGACCGAACATCGACTTCAACGATCACTCTGGTCACGCCGCTAACGGTAAGAACATCATCAGTAGACGGCGCATACGACGTTGACGGAATATAAGCGATGTATTCCACAGCCGTTTGATCTGAAGTGCTATTACGCTGGCTCGCAGATATTTTCTGTACGTAAGCCTTGTAAGTCGTACCACTTCCAGCGTTCAAGACTTCGCCGTACGAGTTAATAGACGAGCGAGGCGTAATAGTTACAGTCTGCGTCGCAAGTTGCAAAAGTTCGGTCATAAACATATCTATGGCCGTCATGTGTCAGCGCCCTGTCCAAAGTATTGAACTCCGGTTTGTTCTTGGATTCCACCACCATCGGCGACGTTTTGGAATTGACCTGAACTGAAATATGGTCTAACCGAATCAGTGTTATCTTCGTCAATTTCTTTATCGCTGATAGAGATTCCACCGGCGTAAGGAATTGGTACGAAGTTCTGAACTTGTGCCATCTTGTTAAATTGTGCAGCCTGAGTTAAATAGCCTTGTGCTTTCTGCGACAACTTCACATTCAAGTCCCCGATCTGCTTATCGGCAAGACGAGCCAACTTAGATGCGATAGTTAAACAGCAACGATACGCAGCGTCGTACAAAGCGTTCGTGCCAGTCGTAGTACCGGAAGCCTCAGTGTTTACCCACAGAATCTCTTCGTTGCTTAAGAGTTGATCCGTTGTATCTGTGTCGCCGATAAGAAACCGGATTGCGTCTTTAGCGTTAGCAGACGGGTCGCCGCCGTAAGTCCATGTCATCAGATATCAGCGGTAAAAAACTGATCCACTAAAGGTACCTGCTACAGCGTCAACGAAGACACCGTTCGGGCAAGCAATACCATTCGGTCCGTACCACACGTTGCCATAGGTCAATGTCGCTTGAGACAAACCTGCGATAATCGGATTAGCGGCATCAGCAGACGAGCCGTTGTGAACATGGAATCTTGCGCTCGCACCCGATTCATTAATTAATGTTGCGCCGAGAAATACTTTCGCATTAGCGATCACTTGATCTGAGCCTGTAAGTTTCACAGACAGAACCGGGTTTGTATTGCTTGTGTTGTTCATGAGTTATCTCCAATAACGACTAAAGCCGGTCCTGATGTGAGCACCACACCAGAACCGGCTTCTAGTGCCGTACCAAAAGTTTTATTACTTGCGGTAGAAAGTAACGCCCGATGCTGAGTCGTAACGAACCAACCAAGTACCCGAAGTTGCAGCAGGAACGGTTGCCAAACCAACAAGCGTCACGCCGGAAGCACCAGCGGTCAGCGTGATAGTCGCAGCCGAAGCAGCAAGGTTCACGATAGTAAACTCTGTGCAGTCGCCAACTTGTTCACCAGCGAGCAAAGCAATAATCTCCGCACCAGTTGCTGTTGTTACAGCACGAGCAGTCGTCGGCGTTGCAGTGACGAGAGTGTTGGTAACGATATGAGCCGCAGTGGCAGTCATTGACGCACCGTCAGCAATAGTTGCCGCAGTACGCTTGACGCTTGCAGTGCCACGCAAACGTGCTGGACCTGTTACGTCAAGAGCACCGACGATTGCAGTACCACGAGTGAGTCGATTGAGAGCCATTGTTCAGTCTCCTAATTACGCCGTGACGCAGTTGCTGAAGAAGTAACCGAGCGGTGTACCAACAGCCTTGAAGTCCCAAGCGGATTCAATTTCAAGACGATCAGCACGCAAGTGATCCATACGGAAACGGCTCACAGCGGTTGAAGTTCCGAGTCCGCCGCCAACGCCGTTCCAAACGAAGTTGTATCCAGCAGAAGCAGTCATGATTCCGGCAGCCGGTGCGACGTAGCACAAGAGTGCGTCCTTGTCGCCCATCTGAGCGTAGGTTGCCGAAGCACCTTCCTGCGCTGAGTTGTAGACGCCCTTCATAACCATGACACGAGGAACGTCAAGAACCTTGCCGATGAGTTCAGGCGTGATGCTGTCGGCTGAGGTGTACTTGTAACGATCAACGAAGTCTGAGTGGTTACGGAGAGTCTTGTATGCTGCGTACGAAAGCACGAGCGTGTTAGGCAAGTATCCGGTGTTGCTCAGAACGGTATTAACACCGGTCTGAATGTCACCGATCGGATCTGAACCCGATGCGTCCCACAAGGTTGACGGCGTAGCGTCGGTTCCCCACACCGAAGTGGTGAAGAACTTGCTAGCCCAGTCACGCTCTTGACGAATCATCATCTGATGAGCGAGGAACTTGGTGGCGTCCATGTCCGGATCAAGTGGCGAGTCGCTATTCGCACGAACCTGATCGCCAATATCTTTGTGCAAAGCCCAAACACTTGACGAGTAAGTACCGGTTGACAACGAGTAACCGCTACCAGCCGACTCAGTACCGTCAGCACGATATTGCGCCTGATCACGGTAGAAGTCTGCTTGCGAGTATGTGAAGTACAAGTCCGATTGCTTGTTCACCGAAACAGTTGGGAACACTTTTGAAGCAACAAAGTTGTCAACTTCGTTCATGTATGCGACGCTCAGGTTAGTGAGCACCGCATCAATATGGACTTGGTTCTGTGTGGGCTGAGGCATTTCTGTATCTCCTTAGTAGATCAGACGAAGCGTGAGTTGGTGATGTTGATAAAAGCAGTGACGACGTTGCCAGCAGCGCCGGCTTCAATCGCTTGACCACAGACGAACTTGGTGGTGTCGCTTGAGGTGTAGACAGCGGCTTGACCGTCAGCGGAAGTTCCGAGAAGATCGCCAGCGGCGGTCGTTCCATCTGAACTCACCTTCGAGATACCGAACAGAACGATCTCAGCGGATTGACCACTCTTTGGGGTGTTCTGCAATACGCCGATCGGCTTGTCAGTGACACCTGAGCAAACGTTCACAGTCGTGGCAGAAGCCAACTTGACGAAGTAAAACTGCTTTGCAGATAAGTCAGCAGCGGCAACAAGATTGCCGAGTTTAATTTGTGCGCCTTCGTAAGCCATGTTCAGCGGCCTTTCTCAATCAGGTATTGGTTGTATAGATCTTTGTTTGCGCCAGCAACAATTGTTACTGCTTTTGCGAACGTTGGTGCTCGTCCTTCGCTGACAAGTTGGTTTGCTTGTGCGGAGATCGTTGACCATGCGTCTGCATCGTTTGCCGGTGTGGTGGTTCCGAGTTCTTTTAACAAACCGGATTCACGCAGCGCCACGGCTGAAGCCTCAAGAACTTTTTCGATAATCAAAGCCTCAAGCGGAAGTTCTTCTCGTAGTGAACACAAGACCGGAGCAAACTCAGCGGCGTTTAGTTCGGGCAGAATTGACCAGCCGTTAGCGGTCTCAGTAGCCTTTTCTAACAAGCGAACGCTCTTCATAATTTCTGTTTCTTTACGAGCGTCGTCTAACTGCTTACGCAAGTCAAACAATTCTTTGCGAATGTCTTCAGTATCGGAAGACTTTTCAACTTCCAAAGATTCGGGTTGAGTAATTTCCAGATCCATATTCGTCTCCTTATTAACATCAGTAAGTTCTTCAAGAGTAGCAGAGAGGTCTTCCGACTTCATGACTAGCCAGCCTTCGTGAAGATGAGCAGGGTGATCCACGCCACTTGTCTCTTTAACCATGAGGTCTGCGAGTTTCGTTGAACGTGCCATCGCTGCTAATCCTAAACACATCGTTCTCAGAGCCGTTGTAGGTTAATAAGAAACTTCCAATAGAAATAATCTCGTGACTGATATGTTGGCTTTATGCCGATGCGACTTGTTTCTTCTTGCGTTGCAGTTGTTGTTTTAACTGCTATTGCTTCGTCGTGCGGATACGACGGCAAATATCGTTACACCTGTCAAGACCCGGCGAATTGGGAACTAGCAGAGTGCAAGCCGCCAATCTGTGAACCAACAGGTAACTGTTCCGAAACTCTTGTATGGGGAGAATCCAAATGAGCCGTAAACGTTACGCACCGGAAGAAATACACGCACGGCTCGTGCTGGCCGTTGGGCTTGCGCTTTGTGCAACGTTTGTGATGATCGTGTTTGCAGTGCTTTGGGCTTTGGTATTCGTTACGCAACCGATGACTCAATCACCAAACGACAAAGCGTTTCTTGACGGTGTGCTTATTCCGATCACATTGTTTTTGAGTGGTGCGTTAAGCGGCGTTCTTGCCAGCAACGGACTCAAGTCCAAACCACAACCACCACGCCGAGACATGATCTCTGACGAAGAACTCTTCCGGTAATTACTCTTCAACGCTTTCAAGCGGTAGCAGCGTAGAAACTTTTAATCGGTCAATACGCTTAATCATTCCGTTTGGTATCGCAATTACATGATCCATATGATTGCTTTCGCCAACAATTAGCGATTGAGAAATAACAACGTGATTGGCTTTTACGCCGGCGATTAAATAACCAATTGAAGTAACAACGCACGGCTCGTCGTCAACGTCGTCTCTGGTCGTCCACGTTTCGGCTACTGCGTGAGCGTCGTGCCATGTCACCTGAATCAGTTGGTGTTTCATGCTTTGTATTCCTTGCCTCTGTACATCGCCCACCCGTCGTGAATCGCTACCTGTTCATAGCAGAAGTTACCTGTTTCTAAGTCGTACGGAATAACGGCTAAACCTTGTTGCCAATCTTCGTATCGTGTAAGCGGTCTTCCCTCTAAGTCGGTGCCGCCTCGTGTACTTGGAACAGCGCCGTCAACCCGACACAAACAACCGGGGCTAGCCGCTAGAACCGTCTTCGGTCCGTCGTGATCTTCACGAGTACGTTCTGCCCATTCTCGCCGATGAATATGACCGTAGATAACCGACGACTTCTCTTGACTGAGATACTTGTGTGCCGTTGAACCGCCGCTTGCAACACGATCTCCGTGGATAACTCTTAAGCGTTCGGTAATCCATACCGACGATGCCGGATAACCGGGGCGATACTCAATATCGACTTCGTCAAGTCGGCATAGATACGGAACACTCATCACTGGCCATGAATCGGGAAGGTTGCCTCGCTTTAATCCAAAAGCAGCAGCGGCGTTTTGCAACAAGAACTTCGGTAAGCGTTCTTCGTGGTTGCCTGCCAGCCAGATAATCTTTGCGTTTGGTGCGGCTGATCGTATTTCGGCAGCGAGTTTTGTTGCTCTGTCAATAGTCGCTTGTGTTGTTTGTTGATAAGCCTTGGTGACGATGTACTTTCCGAGTTCGGCAAAGTCAAGATTGTCGCCGACAAGAACGACGAGATCAGGATTAACGTCACTTAAAATAGATAACGCAACACTAATTGCTCGTTCGTCGTGTATCGCTTCTAATGAGCCGTCTGCGGCGGTGAAGTAGCCGCATTGAATATCCGGTAGGACGACGGCGACGGGCCAGCCAGAACGAGTTTTGGTTGCCTTTGGTGCAGAGATCTTAATTGCCGGTCCCGGCTGGATTACTGGCCACTCAGGACCTGTCTCCCATTTCGGAGAAAACTGAATACCCGTAAGATCGTGAACCGATGCTTCTCCGGTTTCTGTATCTTTCGTAACGGCTTGATATAGCGAGACTCGTTTGATTGCACCGATCTCGTCGATGTCAATACCGTTCCGGTCTAATAGTTCTGCGATACGACCAAGAGAAAGTTTCTTTGAAGTAGATGCGTTCTCTCGTTCTATTTCGTCTTTAAGACTCACAAGCACATTCTCCTCGGCGGTGTCGCTTAAGCACATCAATACTGAGATCAATATCTCTATCGGCTAACGCAAGCGAAATTGACTTATTAGTAATTGAACGATCTTTCAATGCTTCGGTCAAGTCTTCAACATCGGTTCCGGTAAGTTCGTCAAGCGCACGCTGAACACCACAGACACGAGCGCCGTGTGACTTGCCGTAATTATTGATTGCAGAAGATAGACGTTTGTCGTCAGGCATAACGGTCCGATCTGTCAAGTTCGGTTTAGCCTAACAAACTGTGGACAACTTGTGGGTCACTCCGAGTGGTTATCTTTTGTAAGCAAAGCGCCGGCGAAATGTAGGACGAGGCTTACGCCGAATGTCCAAGCGGCTTTTGAGAGTGTCGCTCCGCTAAGTGTTATCAAAACTAAGGCGACTCCGCAAAGAGTCCATACTTGCGCGTGCAATTCTTTAATAAGTTTCACTTCAATCTCCTTGATTGAGTCGTAGGAACGGGTGCTGGCAGCATAAAAGCGACGGCTGTAACGGCGACGACAGCACGACGAGCGCCGACTGAGATCGTTGAGCCGTCAGGAACATAAGTATCAAACTGACCGCCGAAGACGTTGATCGTTTCTTCAAATTGCTGCTTGACTTCCGAGGGTGCTTCTGAGAGTGCTTCAGCGATCTGTTCTGCCTGCTCATCGGTAAGTTCTGCGCCGGCGATAGTGGCTATGAGTTCTTCTGTTTGCGTGTCGGTGAGGTTCGCAAGATCGTCTGTTGTTAAGTCTTGAAGATAAGTAACGATCTCTTCGGGCGAGGCTTCTTCTGGCAGGCTTTCAACGATAGTTGATTCAGTGACAGGGACAGTCGTTGTTGGGGCAGTAGTAGGCTCTGTCGTCGGACCATCTATGGATTCTGGTGTCGTCGTTGTGGTAGTCGTCGTTGAGGTCGTCGTCGCACTCGGCGGTGCTACCGGAATCGTAGAGGTTGTTGATGTAGTCGGCGAGGTCGTTGATGGTTGTACTCCAAGCGACGAAGTTGTGGTAGGCAACTCGGCTTGGGTCGTCGTCGTAGATGCTTCTGGTGGGAGCGATATCGTCACCTCACTGGTCGTCGTAGTTTGTACAAGTGTAGTTGTGGTACTCGGCTCTGTGCTTGTAGTTGTCGTAGCAGGCTCTGTAGTGGTGCTGGTCGTGCTCGTGCTAGTCGTCGTTGTTGTTTCCGGTTCGGTGCTAGTAGTCGTTTCCGGTTCGGTGCTCGTTGTTGCCGGGTTACTTTGTAACCCATTGAATGACAACTCGTATTGGATATTCCATTGAATACCGTCACGCCACACATCAGGCTCATAACAGCAAGTACCAGCACGCAACCGATAACGGCCAGCAGGAAGATCAAGTTCGATATTTGATTGAAGTCCGAAGAAGTCGTCGTTCTCAACGATGAGCACACCTGTAACGTCGTTGTACAACCACAGTTGAGGATCGCTCAGCAAGTCGCCCGATTGAAAAGTACGAGCAACGAAATGCGTTTCTTCTGTGTACTCAAACCAGAAGTCCGTTGGCTGCGTAATTATCGGATTGCTGTTGGCGTACGCAGGTCCAACCCAAGCGATAGCGAGTCCGCAATAAAGCCCAAACTTACTTAAGGCTTGTATGAAGCGCCGCATCGTTTCTCCCATCGGGCGACGCTGCGCACTTCCGCTTTGAAGATACTTCACCGGATCCGGTTTGGCTTGTAATAACTCGTCCGATCGTCGTCAACCCGGTGTGACTTTCGCCGGATATCTGCCTTATTCCGGTACGGCTTTTCGGGCAAAACACGAGATCAGAGGCATATTTTGGGAAAAGTTAAAGAAAGAGTGTACAACCACCCTTTAACCGGGTTACGATAAAACCATGAACGAAACAACGACACTCACACCCGAAGAAGAAACTCGCCAACAATGGATCAACAAATGGATTCCAAGTTGGCTTGAAGATGCGAACCTCAGACCAGCGACGTACGAGAAGATTCTTCTCAAGGCTTCAAACGGTCGGACCACCGACTTGAACGAAATGTCTTATCGTGAAGTTGAGAAAGTCATCATGGACGTCAGCGATCGAGCACGAGCCAAGCAAAAGAAGATCAAGCGTGAAGCACTCAAGTCCGACGGCAAGTGCTTGCGCTGTGGCGGTGCGGGTCGTGCCGATAAGTGGATCGCTACCGGAAGCACTTGCTACGCCTGCAACGGTTCAGGAAAAGCACAACCAGCAATCAAGTTCTAACAACCAACAAACAAACAACAGGAGAAAACCATGAACATCAAAGAAGCCCAAAACCTTTTAGACAAAGCAGCAGAAGCCGAAGACGAAACTTGCGATTACCCGTTAGTACGACTCAAGGACGGCAAATATATTCCCGGTGTAACGGAACAGTATTTCGTTCTCGTGTCGTTAGCGAAGACTGAGACCCAAGTGTTTACCGGAACGTATCGGGCGGCACGCACGAAAATGAAAGAAGTTAACGTCGCCAAAGTTTACGGCGTAACTTTTGATGTTGCCAAGAATACTTTCCGATACGCAAACAGTCTTGAGACTGTCGCAATCAGCAGTCTTGAAGATGCCTATTCAACGGTTGAAGGAATGTGCAACATGAAGCACAAGGTTCATATGAGTCAAGTTCAAAAAGACGATCTCAAGAGTCGTGTTCTAGGTATTCCGATGACCAGCGATTACAGCGAGCGGAGCAAAGCCGGACGAGTCGTGGCGAAACAAGTTTTGAAAGCACTCGGACTTCCTGAAGATACCCGCACAGTGGTTAATACCGACGATCACTACCGTACGAATACTCACGCCGGAATCACTATCACGCTTTCGTTTGAACAACTTGAAGCATTACTCAACTTGAAAGCATCGGTCTGAAAATGGAAACAATCAAAGTAATAATTCAACTACCAACCAAGAAAAGTGGGAACAACATGAAAACGATCCAAGACAAAACACGAGCAGCGCTCACCGACGGAAAGATTATCGGCGACGGCCATACGATCTTTAATCCAGACTTCTATGCGCCACACTTCAGCGAAGACGAATTGCGTAAAGCCGGACTCGTTCAAACATTCAAGTCTGATACGTCGTCTTCAAAGTCTACGATCTTCGATACGAAAACCGGATCGCCAATTAAGAGTCTCTCAGGCGTTTACAACCTTTCGTTTCTTGAATGGCTCGCACGAGAAAACGGAATCTATAATTACGCTCAGTGTCACGGGCGTGGTTCACAGGCTCAGGTAATCGCTCAAGCGATCAGCGCAGCGTTAAAAGAAAGCGAGAACATCTGATGGGTCTGGACAATATCCCGAATCAGTATCCGTGCAAGCGTGAGAATACGGCTGTGATGGTGATCGTAAAAGATCGGGCTGGCAACCCGATCTTGACCGACACCGGAACAAACGAAATGCGGATTGACTGCGAAGCAACGACGGAATCCGGTGGCTGTCCCTATGTTCGTGAATATGAGAAGTCCGGTTTAACCGGTGGTCAGACGTACGGAATATTCGGTGCGCCTTGTTGGTATCGGGGTAAGTACGGGAATGTGCTCCTTGATCAGATACGCATCTTGGACGACAGTTTCTACGGCAACGACGAAAACGAAACATATAAAAGCCCGTCTCGTTGCAATGCGCTTTCAAGCCTGATCACTGACACTCTTAAAGAGTGGAACGACGAAGAAGAGTTACTTGTTGACGATACGATCACGGACTTGCTGTACGCTGCGTGGTGGTTGAAGTTCGTCGCCGACTTCGCTAACGGCTCGGATTGCTGGTACTAAATGGGTGCCGTCGGATTCACGCAACAAAGCGAAGGTTCAACACCACAAGAGGCTTTTGAAAATGCGGTTCTATTAGCAAAGTTAATGAACGGCATCGGCGGTTACGAGTCTGAGATTCATAACAAAACCGGATTCATAGAACTCAAAGAATTACCGTCGTGGATTCTCGTACCGAATCACAGCGTCTTGTTTAAGACGTTGAGTCTTGCGGAAGATATTCTTCAGGATAAAGCCGTAAAGGAATATCCTGATCGTGAGGCGTATCTGACTGAATACTTTGAGCACGTTGGATTCTTATCGGAAACGAACTTCGCTAACGACTTGTTGAAGTGCTTGGCTCAGTTAACCGACGTCATCGGAATACCTCGCCTGTTAACGATTCTTGACTGGCGAAGTTCGACCGACGGTCTTTGTTTGGCGGTTGAGGCTTACGACGGCTCGTGGATATTCTTCGGGGCATCGTCAAAACAGAAGGCTAGATATCGCCGAGGCGGTAGGCAATTCTGATAGTCTGGTTCTGGTCCTGTGGCTCTTACCCCCTTTCGGGTCACAGGACCAACCTATTCACCGGGTCTGAGCGCAGGATCTCCCCGGTTTGCCGATACTTAATCAAGCGACGAAATACCCGCCGAACTGGATAGAAGCCGTTAAAACGAGTTTTAAGACGCTCTGGTGCCCGGTGGTTGCGTCAGGCAACGACGAGTTCTGGCATATCTACGGTCATTCGTTTGGCGGTACCGCCGATTGAATATCCACGCAGCGTTCCGGCTTTGACCATCTCCCAAGCCCACGGCTCCCAGACAACTCCCATAAACGGGGTCTCGGCTGGAAACTTAAACTTAGTTACGCCCTGATTCGGCACCGTCAAATTGGCTTCCACCGGAAACGGAACAGTCATGATCTCAACCATCTCTCCGGCAGGCTTCGCCGAATGTTGAAGATAGATCGTTCGGTCACCTTTGCGTACCCATTCCCATAACGCTTTCTGAAGAGTCTCGCTGTCGGTGAACTCTCCGTGAGCGTCTTCGGTACCGGGAACGTACCAAGGTCCAAGCGTATAACGCTGCTCGTTCGCTTTAGTAACGACGTCAGCACTCTTATCAACAAGCAAACTTAGTTTCTCGTCAGAAGTAATTTCATATGGCCGTGATTGGCCTCGTGATTCAAGTTGATCTTCAATGAGATCGTGAACAAGTTTCATCGCCGGCGTAATCGTCGTTTGCTTGTGCATTGCGTTATGCCAGTCAACGAGTTGCTTCACCGTTGGCGATACCAACTTATCGGCTGAGAACCGTTCAATCTGTGCGAGGCGTGCGAGTGCTTCCGTATCCGATGTGTAGCAACCGAAGGCTCTGCCTGTTTCGCTGTAGACGCAGTATTGACCGTCTTCCTGTTGAACAGTTCGGTATACAGAACGACGACTGTCAGCGTTGTCATTAACAACGACCATGCCGCCGCCATCTTCGTTGCCCATAGCAGGCTCTTCAGAATCGTCTTCATTCTCTTCTCCATACATCATTTGTTCTGCATCATGAATAATTTCCATGATCAGCGCACGAACTTTGTTTGTATTTTCTACGTCAATTAAACCGCTATAAGCATTGAGCAAACACTTCACCGGATTGTGGTAAGTCGTGCCGTTCTTCATCATCGGCATCATGGCTTCGGTTGATTGATACATTCCTCGTATCATCTCAATTGCTTCCATAATGCGCGGCATTAGGTTCGGCATATTTGACCGGACCGACGCACCGTAAGCGTCAAGCAAGTGTTGCAACGGGTCTGCTTCGTCGTCCATTTCGTATGAACCTTTAGAAGACTCATTCATGTACATCATGTTCGTGAGAGTAGCAGGTGCGCTAGCGGTCTTATTCTCGTTATTGCTCTTCAGCGGGTGTCCCTCTGGTAGCAGGTCCGTATCAAACTTCCCGCTTTTGTATTTGCCGGTCCGAACAGCACTTAAGAATCCGTTGACTCGTGCGTAAGCCCACTGTTCCGGTCCGGTAACTGAGGGTCGTACGCTGGACGGGTTAGTCCGATACGCACCGACGCCACGATCAAAGACTTGTTCAAGCATTGAGAAAGTAACTCGTTTGCCTTTGGCATTGTTGACGGCTTCGTTGTGTTCTTTGACTTTCCTGTTTAAGCCGTCACGAACCGCCGCCGATATTTCTTTGCTGATCTCTTTTGATAACTCGCCTTCAGCGATTAACTGGTCACGCTTGCGTTCAGCCCATTTCTGTCCTCTGAGCCGTTGTGCGCTACCGAGGTCTCCACCCCATAGCAACCAAGCAACCTGACCCGGTGTCGGTCTTTCGGAACGACCCTGCAAATAGTCGTCGGCTTTAGGGGAATCAAGATCAACAATATGCCGGGCGAACCACGCAGCGATCCGACGAACCTTCTCGGCGGTAACGTCGCCGCTTGCCATCGCTCGTGCTTCTCTAACTGTTTTAGGTTGGAGACCGTCGCCGGCGTACTCTAAAAGTTTTAGTCCTCGCTTAGCGTTAGCAGACATGAACGACGGAACGGCAACCATAACTACAGGTTACTCGCTAATCGTTTTGATCGCCTGTAAGTGGGAACAAGTCCGTGATAACTATTGAGTATTCTCTTTGAGTTTGATCCAACTCTAAAACGAGATCGTATTCCAAACCTTCGGCGTACGGAGAACGTTCAAGATCGTTTATTCGCCGTTGCTCTTCGTCGGCTTCTTTCGCTTCTCTATCTAATTGTTTTTGAGGTACAGGCGTCATCGGCTCGCCGGTTATCCGTGCCTCTCTAAGATATTCTGCGCTTCCATAAACGAAGTTGTCACTCACGAAATAATCTCCATCACTACTTTGAGAACGCCGCCCTGATCGTTAGCAACGAACTCTCTTGACACTACTCTCATTTTTCCCGGTCTTAAGATTACTTCTCCATAACCGACGTTGCCAGCGTGAGTTCCTTTTGGTGCGCGAATAACAACTTCAGTTTGAATCGTTCCAGCGTTTTTCCCTGTTCGGTTATAAGGAGACGGCTGACCTAATTGTGTGGACTGGAATCCTTTGGCTTCCCAAACGGCACCGGGTTCGATCTTGTCTATGTCTTCTACTGTTAGCGCCATGTTGCGATAAAGAATCGTATCTTGCTCTAATACGCCTTCAGTCAAAAAGTTTGCTTCTCTAATTCGTGCAGTAATACCAGCCGGATATGGTGGCGGTCCTTCTCGCATCGCCGCATTCATTTCAAGAGTTGGGGTATCGGCTACGACGTAACGATCACGAGCCTTCTTCCACTTAGTACCGTTGCGATCATTTGGCTCGCTGATCTTGTATTTATTACTGAGACCTAATGAACGACCTTCATCACCACCCTTAAAGTCTTCTAACTCTTGAGTGACTTTCTTCCAGCGACCAGAAACATCGTCGTCTTCTAACGCCTCGAATGTGCCGTGACTTTTCTTGGCTCTAAACTGAACATAGCCTTGAAGTTCTTCAACGAACTCAGCGTTTGCTTCATCAAGTTTTCTTAAAGCGTCTGCGTAATAGGCATTAGCACCGTCTTGTTGTTGAAGTTTTAAGTAGCGTTCTCGTGTGCGGAAGTAAACGCTTAGATCGTTTTGCAGATCGGCAATTTGCTCATCAAGTTGAATAAGGCGTCTTCGGTCAGCATCGCTAAGACGAGAAACGACAGTCACTACTTCTTCGCTTACTTTCGGAATCGCTCTGCCGACGTAGTGCCCGTTCGCTTTCAGATATTCTTCAATCAACGGTCTAAGTATTGCGAACTCTTCGTCGCCCCATTGGTATCTAGTAAGTTGATGCCCTTTGAGCGCCTTCAACATTCGTGGATCGCCGGACACCTCAGCGATATATTGGCTGTACGCTCGTGCCCAAGATTCTGTTGGTGACAAGAAATACCGACGATACTTTGGATCAGTAGCGAGACGCTTTGACATGTATTGGATCGTGTCTGATTCAGACATTGCTTTAAGAAGATTCGCCATCGCTTGCTCAGCAGCGTTGAGTGGCTTGCCGGCTCTTACTTTTTCTGCGACGAGATCGGTAAAGAAGTGTTGCTCCGTTTTGCCGGTTATTGTTCTTGCTACTCCAGCGTCGTACCAGTGACCTAACTCGTGAGCGTAAGAATCCATTTGTTCACCGATTGCTGCACCACGCTCATACACTTTGACGAAACCAATAGTCTTATCAAAGTCTCTTGCTTCAGCGTTCCACCTCAAAGCCCATGCGTTGTATTCCATTCGCTCTTGCAAAGAAGCACGAAAGTTCGGCGCAGTTGCCCGATACTCTAAGTCAGGTCTCTGACCAAACGATCCACCTGTTGTTTGATGAGCGCCGTTAAGTTCAGTTACTAACTCGGTTTGACGTCCCGCTTGAACATGCGTTGCGTCGATAAACGCATCGACCTCGTCTAGTGCTGCGGCTCTCTGGCTTTGTCTTGCGTCTAGCGCGGCGGTTCGGGTTTTATCGGTGGACTTGAATCGTCGTCGGTTTAATTGCTTAATCGTTTTCGTTCCTGCTATTGGCGAGTCTGGAATAATTACAGCCGGAGCAGGTGCTGGCGCTGGTGCAGGTATCGGTGCCGACGCTGTAGGTGTTGGCGGTACTTTGCCTTGTGCTCGGGCTCGTGCTGCTGCTTTTGCTTCACGACTCTTACGGTTAACTTCAAGACGTCGTGCGTAGTCAGCGTCGCTTTCTCCCACTTTACGAGGCGATACCGGACCTGCTGGCGCTGGCGTTGGCGTTGGCGTTGGCGCTGGCGCTGGTGCTGGCGCAGGCGTCGGTGCTGGCGCTGGTTGAGGCGCTGCTACAGGTTCGGGCGCTGGCGCTGGTTTACCTTGAGCCCGTGCTCTCGCAGCCGCTTTAGCCTCTCGGCTCTTGCGATTGGTTTCAAGTCGTCGTGCGTAATCAGCGTCGGATTCACCGGGCTTACGAGGAGAAACCGGACCAGTCTGCGGCGGTACAGGTTCCGGTGTCGGCGCTGGCGTTGGTGTCGGTTCTGGTATTGGTGCGGGCGTCGGCTCCGGTGTCGGCGCTGGCTTGCCCTGCGCTCTCTATT